CTATTTTATATTTTTTGACTTCATCGTAAAAGTCTTTTATTTTGGAATTAATATTTATATCTTTACCAAATCGTTTTATAGGTTCATGTCGTATTCTTGTAAGTTTCAAAGTAATATTATTATCATTAATTACTCTAAAAATATGTGTTGTAGATAAATTAGCATCTTTATATTTATCTTTAAGTTTTTGGTTTAATTCGTGTAAAGTAATTGTTTTATTTTTATTAATTTCATCAACTAATAATTTAACATATTCTTCTTTCACTTTATAAGCAACTGGATTTCTATAATGTTTATTTACATTTCCTTCTTTTTTGTATTGATTAACCCAACGCATTAAACTTCTTGGAGTGCACTTAAATACTTTACAAACTTCTTCTTGTGTTTTGTCTTCAACTAAATAATATTGAACTGCTGTTAATTTATAATCATTACTTTTATGAGAAGGCATATATATTATTGAGTTATTTTTTCATAAAATTGATTAATAAAAAAATTGAAATGAAATACTTAAACATATAAGTATTATAATTACTATATGAATAATTCAAAAATGGATTTACAAATTGAAGCGATAAACACATCACTTTCATCATTAGTGATTGATGAAACTAAAATAATTAAAATACAAAAGTGGTTTAGGGGATGTATTTTGAGATTAAAACAATTACCTTTAATTATGTATAAAATTAAAAAATATTTAGAATTACAAGCGTTTCAGTTTTCAACCCAAAATGAAGATGGTAGAATAAATAGTTGTCTTGATGAACCCAAAGTAATTGAAATGCTTATTGAAAAGTTTGGCGAAAAAATTAAAAAACCTAAATGTAGAATGTGGTATGATATTTTAGCGTTTGATTATATGTATGGGTGGGTTCCAATCAATATAAAAACAACTACTACAATAACAAGCGATAATACTGGTAATTTAGCGATGTGTGTATATGCTTATACAAATGAAATGTTGGATATTCATAGGGATAAATCTTATGAAAATGGTAAAATGAGTGATATACTTTTCAATAAGTTGAAAAATAACAAATATAACACTAATAACAAAAAAGATTATTATTTTATAGTGTTAAATAAAACAGATGCGAGTAATATAATTGTTAATAGTGTGAAAGGATTGACAATATTAACACCAAATATAAATAATTTACCATTTCAAGTTTGCTGGGATAAAAATAGGATATTTAAATATGAAAACATAAATAAAAAAATTAAACTATTTATTGATTGCTTACAAAAACCAAAACCAAGTTGGAAAGAAATATTTATGTCAAATATACGGACATTAGATTTATAGATATTCAATTGGAATATAAGAATTACATATTTGTCTATGTCCTATTTTAAATCTTCCAGAAAACATAAAATTATCTTTGAATGTATTACTATTTATATATGATACTATATTACTTAAATTGCACTTTTTTTTGGGTTTAAGCATTATTAATCCACCACCAAAATATTTTACTTTACCTAAAAATGATACATTTGATTTCCGTGTTAAATTATAAATGTAAATACAATCTTTACCAAGATTACTATTTATTGTAGTTATATTTCTTGGTGCTCCCCATTCAAACCAATTATTTTCATTAAATTTTCGTATTCCTCTTTCTATAAGCTCTTTTTTGTGATGTGATAAATATTTATTAATTTTCTCATCACAGCAAGGATAGTTTTCAATATAAATGTATTTATCAATTTTGTCTTCACCATTCAATACTTCTATATTACCAAGTTCTTCATTTTTATAAACTTCTTCTTTCCCACTAACAAGACCAACATAAACATCAAAATAGTCTTGAAACATGATACTATTATTATTTGCTTCTTCTCCAAAAGTAATTAATCCGTTGCTATTTGTAATATAGAGTAATTTGTCGTTATATAATACTTTTTTTTCAATTAAACTATTTTTACAATATCTAAACACAATAACATCAATCGACGCATTCTCAAACATTTTTTCATTATTAGGATGGAATATATGAGTAAATGTTCCGTTTGTCATCATAATATTCAATAATTTTGAAGCACTTGTTAGTTTAAGAAAATCAGACGGAACAATAAATATCAACTCACCATTATCTTCAAGTAAATTATAACATTTTTCGGTAAAATCAATATATAAGTTTCCTTTTTTAGTTCTAACATAAGGCGGATTTCCTACAATTGTTTTGAATGTTTTTGTAATTAGTTGTTTCATAAAATCACCATAAACAACCTTATCTTTTTGTATTTTATCTAATAATTTAATTTTTGTATCAATTTCATACATATCAAATGTGATACTTGGTATTTTATCTGTAATAAATGTAATTAAATCGCCTTGTCCAATTGATGGTTCTAAAATATTAGACGGACTATTTAAGATAAACTCAAATACCTTTTCTTTAAGTTCATTATGGGTTGTAAAATATTGTCCTAAATTATGTTTTGTTGTCATAGTTGGTATTTCTGTATTTATAGTATCTTCTAAATCTTTTGAAATAAATAAATCAATTTTTTCTTTTATATTATTAATTTCATTCAATTTTTCATTAACAACTACACCTATAATTTCTTTAAGTTTTGTCTCATTAACACAAGGTAGTTTTTTATTTATATGTTTATTGTAATGTCCCTTTTGACTAAATTGTTTACCACATTTTTCACAACTATAAAAAACCATTTTTAGTTATATACATAGTATACATAGTATACATTTTATTTCTTTATATTAATTTATTTTTAATAATTATAATTCCTAATGTTAAAAAATCGGCGTTTGAAATGTAAAAAGGTGTAAGAATAAAAAAAATGTTTTGGTTATTATTGATGAAATCCAGATTGCTGCCAAAGAAAATCAAACATTATATAAAGCATTTAGTGAAGCAGGATTTTATAATAAACAAAACTTACTAAAAAACGATATTAAAATTATTGAGTTTACAGCAACACCTGATGGAACTATTTATGACTTGATGAATTGGGGTGAGAATGCTTTAAAAATTAAAATGGAACCAGGACAAGGATACACAAGTTGTTTTGACTTAAAAAATCAAGGACGTATTTTTCAATATAAGGATTTATGTGGATGTGATAAAAAAACTGGTGAAGTAAATAAAGAAATGATTTCAAACAATATTATTGAATTAAAAACACAAATTAATAAATATGAAGAATCATTATATCATATTATACGAACACAGAACGGATATATGTCTGATACAGTAATTGAAAATTTAAAAGAATTTATAAGTGAAGATATACAATATCATACATATGATAAAGAAAGTGATATTAAAGATATCAATAAAATTTTAAAGATTAAACCAAAGAAACATACGTTTATATTTATCAAAGAAAAACTACGATGTGCTAAAACATTAAATAAAAAATATTTAGGTATTGTTTATGAACGTTTTACAAAATCACCAGATGATGCAGTTGTAATACAAGGTCTAATTGGACATGGGACTGGTTATGATGATAATGGTAAAAGCATATATTTCACAAATATTAATAGTATTGAAAAATATGAAAAATTATGGAATTCAAATTTTGAAGATAAAACTATCAAATGGAAATCAAAAACAACAAACAGGAAAAATGATTTATTACATTCAACTGGTACATATAATAATCCGTCATTAATTGATGGTATGAGTGTATCAAGTGAAGAAAGTAATGAAGAACACGAACCTGTTATTAAGAAATTTAAAACACAAGAAGAAATCAAACAATATTATAACACTGAATTAAAATCAAGGTTTGGAGGAAGAGGGCCACAATTAAGGAAACCAAATGCTAATGGATACTACGAAACTGTCATTGGAAGGAAACGTGGAAAAGGTATTTATAGTTGTGATGAGATATATGAGGTTCGTAAATGGTCATTGAATGAAACTCATAATTATACATTTCATCCTTGTTATGAGAATATAAATGATAAATCAACTTTACAATTTTGGATAATTCACTATTAAACAATTTTAAGTAAAACTAAACAAATTATATCAATAAATGAAGAAGACCACACATATTCTGTCGTGGTAAGAAATTTCTTCATAATAGTTAAACGACTATTAGACCCATAGTTATAAATACCGAAAGAAAGTAATATGCTGATATTTTGTTTATTTTTACAAACATTTTGTCTCATTTTTCTTTTCGGTCGGTGTAATATTATAAAAATTATAGTATGGAATTAAAAATTAGACTTAAAAATGATGAAGTTATTCGTTGTATTATATAAAGTCTACGTTTGAAATGTTAAAAGGTGCAATAAAAATAAATCATATATTTGAAAGTATTACTATACATAAATTAAACTACACAAAAGAAGTCTTCAATTGTAGAATTACCCTTGCGTTTGTTTATTATTCTTATTAAATAATCGTCAAACAATAATGATTTTACCTCTTTGTTTCTTAAGATGTCAACTTTTTTTTCATATACCTCTTCATCTGGAAATTTCATTTTTAAATCCTCTAGCTGTTTGTACCAACTTCTTAGGGTAATACCCTTTGCTTTCTTGAAACTTTTCATTTTCTCTAATACTAGCGCAAATACCTGTTGGACCGGTTTCATAATCTGATTCGTAATATAATGTGCGTAATCCATTTCTAATCCTTGTTCTTCAATATATAAGGGATTGTCTATTCTATCTCCTTGAAGAGCCTTTTTATTGTCATTTTTGAAATAAACAAAGGGTATCCTATCACCAACACTAGGTTTATTGCCTGGGTCCCTTCTACCAATTCTATCTGCAAGAACTTTGTGGGCTATCTGTTTCGGATTTTTGTAACTACCACGCAGAGACTTTGTGATGATTAATTTAGATATTGGTACTTCTCCTTCTACAAGACTTTTAATATTTTTTTGTAAAAATTCAGAAGCTTTTTCAATATCTTTGTCTTTCATTAAAATGTCTATGATTCCACCATATATTTCTTTTACAATCGGTGCGTTGTCTCTACGTTTTAGTACAATACCCATAGATTTACGTTTACACTCATCTGGATTATCTTCATACAACATTCCTACATATCTTTTTTTAGAAAGCAGACAAAAGGGGAGAAATGTTTTTTCATATTCAAGATCGTGTGGATTTTTTAAAAACATGCTTGCTAGATTTCCGGCTTGTTTTGCTAATTCAATCGTTATTTCAAGTGCCTTTTTATGTTTAATCGGTGTTCCATCTAATTCTTTTAAGTTAAACTTGAAGAATACCGAATCTGTATCCCCATATACATATTCCGCATTCGTCATTACATCGCCATATTGTTTTGTAGGAACCACTCTATTGTGATACCCTTCTTCAATTACACGTTGCGCAAATAACAATAGCTTACGACCCGTAGAAGTAGTAGATGCAGCGACGTCTTTCTCGTAAAATGTGCTTGTTTTTGCACCGGTTTGACCGTAGATTGAATTTGCGGTAAGTTTGATAGACAACTGCCTTTTATCTAGAACGTTTTTCATAAAGTCATCGGTTTGCAAAGGAATCTGTTTTCTGGTATACTTTCTAGCAGCTAAACATTCTTTTAAAATAGCTGGTAAAATCCCTAATTCATCGTTTGGAAATTGCGCGTACCTACACGTTTTATAACCCACTTTCACCTTTTCCATAGCAGATTTTGGATTATTGTTTTTACGACGCCATTGATATGTATCATACGTAATGTTAACATATTTATACCCATCTAGATTATCGTACATAAAATTGCCTTCTTCATCTTGAACGCCGTGTGTTTCTAGTAGCTCATCCTTCAAATTGTATTCTTTCGTCCAGACTTTACTGTCTGGTGAAATATTTTCACTAATCATAGAAGACGGATACAAAGAACTATAATCTACACACGCTACAGGGTCATCTAGATATAAATCACGCTTAGGTGGTAATACAATTGCTCCTTCATAACTATCATTACTATTCCCCTTATCCAACACCGGCATAAGGGTTCTTTTTTCACGACATTTTTTTGCAATATAACTAGTCAACTTGATTCCTTGTCCACGCAATACTAAAAACTCCATAGGTACACTACATAAACTCGCCATTTCAATAAATCCAGTAATTACATCTATTTTATTCATTAAATAATGCACTAGGTTACAATCTTGAATACAATATTTCGCAATTTTATAACGTTCATTTGCACCTTCGTTGGTCATACGAAATATGTCTTGAGGGGTTACATCGTCTTTGGCAAGACCCCAACGTACCTTTTTATTCATATTTGGTGTTTCTACACCATTTATCAAAAATGAGTTTGTTGATATGTCTATCTCTAATACTTTACATTTTAGTCCATCTTTATAAGCATCTACCGTATGAGACTGCTCCTCAAAACTAATATAAGACCCTACTTCTAGTCCAGACAAATTTTTACTAATTACCTTCGTATTACCATTTTCGTGTGTAATGGACTTCACATAATCGCCTATAAAATATCCCGATACATAGTCCAGCTTGTAACTGGTTAAATTATAATCGCGTCGAAAGAAATTATACATATCGATGTTGAGACGTCCATTCATTTTAATGTATTTAAGGTCATGTTGACCGGATGCAATCACAATAGTATTTTCTTCTATATTAGTCTTTCCTGTTTTCCAATCTTTCTTCCAACATATCTCATTCGCATTTCTTGATAATTTTAAGAATTCCGGTGTAATACCTAATTCTTTACTTCGCGCGTACATAAATGGATAATCAAATCCGAAAATATTATAGCCTGTAACGATGTCTGGGTCTTCTTTTGTAATTAGTTGCGTCCATGCTAACATCGCTTCTTTCTCTGTTGCATATGTATCTATTACTGCATTTTTCACTTCTTTTAAATCGTTACACGTGCCTACTACAATACAGTGATTCAAATAAGGTTCGGTATCTCCGTATTTCCAGAATGTGGTTCCAATAAAAGTAACTTCATCTCCTCTAAGTGGAGGAAACATAGACGTTAAAGTATTGGTAATGGTGTTTATCTTTGTATCACGGTCATATGTATCACTACTAAGTAATTCCGTTATCTTCACTCCATGCACTATTTTTTTTTGTTTTTTCCTATTATATATATTTTCTTCGACTGGGTTATCTTGCAATAAAGGTTCATTCTCAAGGCCTTCTTCTTCGTCACTTTCATCCGTAAAATATTCATTATCGTCAAGATTGGTATCATCTTTTTGTAATATCGTACTATGTAACTTATCTATTAATCCATCTAGTGTTTTTTCTGTAGGAGGTTTCATAGGATACACCATATTTACGTTGAATACTGGGTCAAATGCAAATCCGAATGCTGTTTTTATAATATTATCTATTTTATGTGCGGTACTATCTTCATAGTCGTTCCATACATCTACCATATCTTGGGCTAATTTTTTATAATTTTTTTTAGCAAGAGGGAAATCACCGTGACTACTGGATGCTTCAATATCAAAACTAGCAATCTTATATGGAACTCGCGTTTCATTTTCTTGGTCGCACATAATCCTTTGATAATCGATGGTTATTTCGTATTTGCATGATGTAGATTCATTAGAGGTGACAATTGCATGTTTCAACGGTATACTGATCCATCCAGATGGTTTGATATTTTTTATATGAAATAATCTCAACAACGGTGGTATTTGTGCTTCGTATAATTCTGTATCAAATCCACAACATTTAAACGTTGTAATATATCGTTCTTCTGTTTTGTATTTATACCACAGGTTTTTAAATTTACGCATCGCCTGCTGATTTACAAAATCAATCCTTACAAATTTACACTGTTTACCCGCATTAAACCCGTATAATTTTTTTCGTTTAATAAGGGTAGTTTTCACAATCGTATTATCAAAGTACTTTGATTTTACATGTTTATACATTTCCGTAACCAATTTTTGCTTGTGTTGGACGTTCCAATCATCCGATACTCTTACATAAAAGAATGGTGTAAATCCTGTAACTAATACAGAACAAGATTCACCTGTAGTATTTAAACCAAACATTTGAACCATATAAGGTCGTTCAGTACAAGGAAGAAACTCGCCGGTATTATCTTCATAATCATAATCGTTGAACGTGAGTAATTTTATCTTTTGAACGGTCATACCACTCTGTATACCAATAGTACTGTAATAATATCTAATTCAATTTTCTATTATTACATATTTGTTATTACCATATTATTTGTTTATTTGTGAGCTATGATATGATGTATATGCTGTTAATATTGTGATTAGGGTGACCATGATAATTATAGTAGCATCTATCTTATCATTATATAAAAAATATCCCCCAAATATTGGTATAATTACATTAAGGTTGATAACCGCTGCAGCTACCCCACCCCCTTCAGATAACGCCCTAAGATTTAAAAACATATATGTAATCATTATTGCGGCTGGCACAAAAATCCTCCAAGTGTCTGTTTTTACCACCGATAATGCTTTTCCCATAGATTTGTCTTGCGTAGTGTATAAATATATAAACACACCAAAAGCAAATATACCAGCGGTTATTAAAATCGTCATCATGTGTGCTAATTTTGCGGTTAGGTCTGATTTGAATATTTTCCCATTTCCTTCTAATATTGTATTATATATACCGATTAAACACGCACTGAATGTTGCTATTACTTGCCATTGCATTTATATAATAGTATATATTATTATATATATTATTATATAGATTTGATTTTGGTATTTCTTTTCCAAACATTCCCGTCACCAAACGTTACCTCTTTGGTTGTTATATATGCATCGAGATTTTTTGGTCCTCCTTTTGGAGAAAAATCTATCGTTGCGTTGCCTCGGTCATCTACTACCCCTTTCACATTCCATACTTTGCCTTTTTTTGTATCTCTCCCAGTTACAAAAACAACACCATTCTCCGCAATTATAACCTTTCGTGGTAAACCGTTGTGATTAGGGTCACCATAAAATCCCACTTTTGATGGCTGTGAATATGGTTTTTCTAATTTTGAAACAAATTGTGTATTATCATAAAAACTAGTTACTTTAAATGATGGAAACATTTTTTGTATTTTTGCTATGTCAATATTTAAACTATCTACTTCTAAATAATCTAATGCATAAGGTAAATTTATATATAACTGGTACAGACCGTCTTCCCTCATTGTCACGATATATTTTTCATCAATAGATAATACATTTATAATTATATTTGTTAAATCAGGAACATACATTCCTATATGATTTTCAAATAACTGGCTTTCCAGTGGATTGTTAATATTTTCTTCCTCAACCATAGTTCTCAATAATCTAGTATGTTTAATATTAAACGGTTCCACAAAATGCAATTCTGCTCTTAACCCGTGTTTAAATCGCATCCATTTAATATTGCGTTTTGACAACTCTGTATCTGGCGGACTTTCTATATCCCCCAACGCATTTCCAAAAATTTTTTTAAGTGTAATACAACATTCTAATGGTTTATAAGATAATATTGTTACTTTATGTATACTATAAGGTAACATACTATCCTCGGCATATATGTGTTTTTTTGTTTTGTTATTTTTAAGTTTATGTCTTTTTGTCTTCATATACATATTCCATTAGATTTTTTTCATCTTAAAATATGATTTATCTAACATCTTCTCCTTATATAATAGTGCAGATAGCTTGTGTAGTTCTTTTTCATTCTCATTCAACAACTGTTCTACCCGCTCATAACAAAACATAATAATTTCCTCCACTTCTTTTTCTATTTCTCTCTTGGAGTATTCACTCAACCGTGCATCACCGGAATATTCATATTTTCCAATACTCCTGAATAATTGTACGTAATTCAGTGCAATTTGACGTGCTTGTTTCAAATCATTTGACGCACCAGTTGTTACCTCCAAGTCTTTTAGTGGCTCAAACCATTTTACGTGACTACTATGGTGTTTAAAATAAATTTGTTCTGCAATCCTGCCTCCAAGAGAAACCATAATATTCGCTAATAAAAATCGTTTGGTTGGAAAAGACCCATATGGTTCTTTGGGTAGAAATAAAGTATATCCTCCTGCACCATTTTTATTTGACTGTATAGTAACTTTTTGTAATGTAAATAAATCGTCAAAGGTGTTTACAACCATAGCGTGTCCGATTTCGTGATAAGAAATCATTTTTAATACCGCTTCACTCCTAGTTTCTTTTAATACTGGCAATCCAATACTAATTTTTTCAGTTATTTTCATTAATATTGCAAAATATGTCATTTGGATCAATAAAAATATAATATCTTAATAATATTATATTATCGGACATATATATAAATAAATATACTTATATTCGATTCATCATAAAAAATACTGTTCCTATCAACGGATCAATCGTAAGAGGAACCACCGCCAATTTGTCTTTACGAAGCAACATCACACCTCCTGCAAGCAATAGCGATGCGTGTACTATTCTCCAAGGCGCCCACCACGTTTCGCCACCACCTTCGCCTGCTTTCAGACGTGAATTCGTAAAATACAATACGCTAAAAGAGACAGCCTGTAAAATAAATATTAACCCATATACAGGTAGCCATTTAACCGGCAATTCTAAAGGTAAATAAGCCAGATACAAACGTGTAGGTATGCATACTGATAAAAATAACAACGCTCTCATATGAGAGTTGAAAATTATTTTCATAATATATAATAGTATTATTAAAATAATCTTATTTTCGTTTGCTGCGACGTATACGTTTATTACGGTGAGCGCGTCGCGATTTCTTTTTATATGATTTTTTTCTTCTTGTATTTTTACGTTTGCCTCCATACTTTGTGCTTGAAGATTGTCTTAATTCATTCAAAGCGAAATCAGCAATATCTCTTGTTTTTCTTGCACCGTCGTATTCTGTAATATTATCTCCATCAATGAAATAAATCGTTGGAACTCCCTTACCTTTTACATCCATACCACTTTTGTGTTTCAATCTATCGGCAATACCTACATGGGCATCTACTACAGCAATATTAGTATCTTTTAGTAATTTATCGTATTGCAAAGCATCCCATTGGGGTTCCATATCTATACAATGTCCACAATTTGGTGAATGATACCGCAAAAGCGTTTTAGAAGAGGATAATAATCTATCACATTCATCCTCTTGACCGACCTTTAATTTAGCAAACAACATGCTATTATAATACACGTTATATAATATAGTGGTTCAAGTATTTTCTAGTTTAACTATATATGAACGCAAAACTAATATTTATATTTTTTGTATTTATATTAGGCCTTTATTATTGTAGTTGTCCTACGCCTACCAAAATAGAAGGATTTAATGATACCGTTCCATATCGTTGTCCTAACGTGTTAATTCAAAAAGGTAAAGAGTTTTATCTCTACAACTCTGAAATTGCTAAAGTACCTGGTGTAAATCCAGTTACATTCAATAATTTAGAAGACTATGTTGAATTTACTGAATGGCAACGCAGTCAAGGCATCCGGTGTCCTGTTCTATTTTTACAAGAATCCTACGACGCACAAGGAAATCCTGTGTACAGTGCAAGACCTTCTCCTACCGATTTGCAAGGAGGGTTACCAAACAAAACGGTTGGAACACAACAACCCATCACAAAATTATTTGATGCTGGTAGAGATGACACACCTTACAACGAAAACTCTTTCCCTGGATTTGATGGACACGACCAATATATAGGACTCAATACACCTCTAGATCAAATGTATAATGATACAAAATCAAACACAAGTCCAAATCCTATGGACACAAATTGGGGAGGACAATCGTATACCCAAAATTTAGTGGACGGTGGATATTATGCGGAGGATGAAGTAACAAAGCAACAATCTTAAGAATAACATTTCACCTTTATCACGCCAATTACGGAGATAAGGTGGATTTAATGCAATACATCCATCAAACATACCGTCCATGTTTGCGACATTTTTCAAATTCCATCTTCCAATATCTTGATTGAACGTACTACATCCATCAAACATGCATTCCATATTAATTACATTATATACACCCCACTTACTAATGTCTTGATTGAATACCTTACATCCAGAAAACATATAGCTCATATCGATAACATTACTTACATCCCATCCACCAATATTTTTATTGAAATCATCGCAAAACATAAACATATTACTCATGTCTGTAACATTACTTACATTCCATCCACTAATATCGCTATTAACATTCAAACAATTATAAAACATACTATTCATAGAAGTCACGTTGCTTACATCCCATTTGTCTATATGATATGGATTTGTCGCATCAAAATTAGTATATTCCGCAAATAAATTATCCATATTGGTTACTTCACTTGTGTCCCACATAGACATATTTGTAACTGTTTCAAAACTGCATAACGAATCATTTGCTAGACGAATGATAGCATCTGTATCATCATGTAATACTGCGTCAACGGAGGCTTTAATGTTTTCATCTGTTGCAAAATACGTGGTATATACAATATCATCCATGTAAGACTCTATATATGCATATGTTTATACTTGTTATTGTTATTGTTTTTCTAGTCATTAATATTATTTTTGCGGGTATTATGTTTTCTAACTTGTAATTTTTTTTCTTTGCGGGTATTATGTTTTCTAACTTGTATTTTTTTTTCTTTGCGTGTATGAATAAAAAAATCTTTTAATTGAAGTAAAAGCTGTTTACTAATTACATTATCCAAATCTATCTCTGGTATGCTTTTAACACGTACCTCATAATAGGATTGTGTCATGTAATATTTCATAATGTAAGTAAATGATTGTACATCTACGATTCTACTACTAAACGCATTAATATATCTTTCTATCATATCCTTATACTTAAATGAATAATGAAATGGTTTTACATTAATGTAATATACACTAGACTGCAACATAAGCGGGTGTTCTTGGTCGTCTATGAAACATATATGCACGTTGGATGGGAGGTTAGTACATTTTAATAAATCATCTACAGTTTTATCATTTGTAGTACGAGACCATTCCACAGTTTTTCCATTAACTTTAAATGCTGCTACAATATTATCAAACACAGTTGTATTCAATTTATAGTTAAAATATGAGGTTATACTCTCAACCCATGATTTAGGACCATTGTTATTTGTATATATCATCAATTTATCACAATATCCCTGTGATTTTTGTTCTAATAAATAAGATAAAATATCTATGATGTTTGGTCTTAAAAATTCTGGAAATAAATCCATCACTTCAAAGAAATGATAAGAATCTTGTGGTCCATATACTTTTTGCAAAGCATCCCAGAATACACCTATTTCTACAAAATGACCTAGGGTTTCATCTAGGTCAAATACTACGATTGTATTAGAGACTTCCATAGGTTTTAGAGAGAATAAAAAAAATACGTTTACAAAATATAGAATGTTTATTTCTATTATAATCCGTCAATCTAATACGTTTGGATATTGTTCTTCAGTATTTAGTAAAATTGTACCTCATCATTTAAATAATAATCATATCGATAATCTACTTGCTTTATGTTACAATTGACACGATACTTACTATCGGTATGGAGTTATGGTTAAACCGTATATAACCCTGAGAAATGAACGAATAAAATAACAAATATATATATATATTAATGACGTATGCTTTGGATGAACAAGATTATAAAGTAATTCTGAAATTTTATGATATAAACACACATAAATTAACAAAGCGCGAATTAAAACAAAAAGCAACCGATATTTTAGCAAATAAATTGTGTAGATGCATCAATAATATTAAGACAACCGTAGAGAATCCTGTTGGAGTATGTAAACATAGTGTTATTCGTAAAAAATCACTCGTTTCAGGAAATGTAAAATGTGGAAAAAAAAGCTAGATTTATTTTACCTAAAAAAAATAAAAGGACGTTGTCAAAGAAAACAAAGCGTACAATATCCCTTCCAAAAAATACCAGAAAATCAAGTTGATTCGCTAATATAATCTAATGCTGATAATAATATCAATTCGTGGTTACTCATTTTTCTAAAAATCAAGACTTCATTCATATTGAATTGAAAAAAACGGTTCATATTATTTCTACAAACTATTATGATACCTTTCTCTCCAACTTTTATTTCACATACAATTCCTCCATTTGTTAAATGTAATCTTTCTGCGTTACTTATATTTATCCATCGCACATAACTACCGTATTTCATATCAGGTAACTCATCTACAAATTGGTATAATTTTAGTTTCTTCATAATTTCATTATGTTTTGATTTTGATAATTGAAGATTTAATAGTATTTTTTCTTTGCTTTCTTCAATTTGTTTTGTTGTTTCAGATAGTATTTTTTCATGTTTATTGTTATCCAAAGCATTCAATAATTTTTTCATATCCATATCCATATCCATATCTGTCATTACTTATATTTAACCTTTTATTTTTTCAAAAAAAATTTCAGTTTTATCTTTTTGGACATGTCCATTTTTGGATTTGTGAAATTTTTTTTGAAAAATGGAAAAAAAAATAAAAAATATACATAGATTAAATATGACTGCATTTTTGGTAAGATAATGTAACACACATTTTTTCCATATTTTTAAAAATATGGAAAAACAGCTTAAGTGCATATTTTCTGATTGCTATATAAATGCATATTAAGCAACAAAAATATGCAGATAATATGCAACCTCCATATGAATGTAATTATTGTGACTATATATGTAGTCGAAAATCATTATGGACCCAGCATATTATGACTGCAAAACATAAAAAGGCAACGGAAGCAACAAAACGGCAACCAACAAATATGCACCCCCCATTAAAATTTATATGCGATACGTGTAACCGTGAGTACAAACAACGGTCTGGATTATGGAGACATAAGAAAAAATGTAAGGTTCAAGAAGAGATAACCGATACAGAGGATACGAATATGTCTGTTATTGTGAAAGAATTAATGACACATATGAAAACACAGGCAGAACAATTACGTGACCAAAATAAAATAATAAATGAATTAATACCAAAGATAGGCAATAACAACAATAATAAATTGAATATTAATGTATTTTTAAATGAGCAATGCAAAGATGCTATTAATATGTCGGATTTTTTGATTTCTCTCAAAATACAATTGCACGACATTGATTACGTAAAAAATAATGGACTTATGGAAGGAATACGGAGTGTATTTATAAATGGGTTAAATGAACTAGATACGTATAAAAGACCCATACACTGCACCGATATAAAGAGAGAAACGATGTATATCAAAAACAATAACGAATGGGAAAAAGATAATGGAAAAGAAAAAATAAAATATGCGATAGGGGATATAGCACAAAAACACAGATTGGCTATTTCGGAATGGGAATTACATAATCCAGAATGGACGAACAGCGAAAAAGGTAAAGATGAATATATTAAATTAGTACAAAATTTGATGTGTAACGTGCAAGAACATAACAATGAAAATAAGATTATTAGAAATATAGCAAAATTAACGATTATTCAAGAAACTATAAAAAATTAAGTTATTAAACTTTTATATATATATATATATATATATGCCTAGTAGTCGTAATAAAAAAAAACAGAAAAACTTATCTAAAACTCGTAAACAAACAAATACTGGTATATGTTTGGATTATTTTAAGAGTATTTTAGATGGAAAACATGAATTACAAAATATAAAAAATGCCGATATAGCACAACATTTTATTCCAGTATCAAAAGATTTTGATCCAAAAAAAGATTTTTACACCTATATTAATTACGGTTGGCTAAGTAAAGAAAAAAATGTAAAAGAAGACAAATATTACACACAAATCGACAATTTTCGTACAGTTCAAGAAAAGGTAAATTTCGAACTTATGGATATAGTTGACGAATACATCAAAACCAAACACACACACAAATCAAAGAATATTGAAGCGTTATATAATTCTATTTTACACGATGACACTAGAATATTAAAAGGTCATATCGAAAAATCGATGAATGATATTGATCACCTTGTAGATAGCGGTACTTTGCTAGATTTATTAGCTCATTTAAATACAAACGAAATTATTTCTTGGCAATCACCTGTATCATTCATAGTGGATATAGATGAAAAAAATGTTGCTGCGTGCAGAGCTAAAGTGAATGAACCACAATTGTCAATATATGATTATACTATATATGTTGCTGACCCAAATGATAATTCGGAAGATGGAAAATTTAAACGTGATTTTAAAGATAAATATCTATCCTTTATAGAGGAGTTGTTTCATCAATGTTTAGGGGCACATCATGGATTAGATGCGGCAGATATTTGGGAAATAGAGAACATAATGTTAGATGCTATGGGTTGTGATACTAGCGATTCAACAGAATATTACAGTAAAGTGTCTACTGCCAAATCATCCGAATATGGATTGGACTGGAAAACATTTTCGAAAAAAGTAGGGTTTGATTATACACCATCTTTTTATATATCAGGAAATCCTGATTACTTAAGATGTATTATGAAAGAACTAACTAAAAATTGGAAAACTAAAAAATGGATAACATACTACAAATATATGTATTTAAAACAAATGATTATGTTTGATCCAAAAATGTATGTATTATATTATGATTTCTTCAAACATTATGTTGAAGGTTCACAAGAAATATTACCGAAAAGACTTAGACCTATTATACCTATGTCCTTATGTTACAACGAATTTTTGACGGATGAATATGTTGAACGCAATGAAGATAAAGATACCCTTAAAATGGTAGAAATATTGTGTAACGATTTATTGTCGGTTTTTAAAGATACCATTAGAAAGAATAATTGGCTCTCTCCATCTACTAAAAAGTATGCTTTACTTAAATTACAAAAAATATATCTAATTCTTTCTCGTCCTAAAAAAATTCAATCAGACCCTAACATTAGTTATGACCCAAAAGACTTTTGGGGGAATATGTTAAAAATAACTAAATGGAGGTATAATGAAATGCTTAAACGAGAAGGCAAACCAACAATTGAATATTCGCGTATAGATTGGAGTTCTTTTAAAATGACTGGGAAACAATCCTATATTGTTAATGCATTTTACACGCCAAGTGAAAATAATATTTGTGTGCCGTTGGCATATTTACAAAAACCATTTATAGATACTAGCGTAAGTGGAGGAATTGAGAAATTATTGAGTACGATTGGATATACTGTAGCACACGAAATGAGTCATAGTTTAGATGATATGGGAAGTAAGTATGATTATAAAGGGAATATGAAAAACTGGTGGACGCCAGGTGATAGAAAAAAATTTAATGAAAAAATAAAGGATGTGGTAAACCAATATGAAACGGTCGCCGCGAGGGACGGTATAAAACTAGATGGCACGTTGAGTACTGGAGAGAATTTAGCGGATATTTCAGGTTTAGCAATTTGTACGAAATATTTACATTTGTATCATAAACTAAAACAATATCCAGAACAATTATCTTTTCTTTCATATAAAATGTTTTACGTATACGTTGCAATTGATAATCGACAGAAAATATATAAGAATGCGTTAAAAAGTCAATTAAAAATAAATCCACATCCTTTCAATAAATATAGAACAAATTGTCCTTTAGCCAGAATTAAGAATTTCGTGGGATTATGGAATATTAAGGAAAAAGATAATATGTATTGGCATAATACAGATATTATTTGGTAAATATTAAGAATACAATTTTTTATAAAAAAATCTTTACTATATATATAATGGGAAGTACTCGAAAAGCATACTCTATGGGTCGTTCTATGGGTCGTTCTCGTTCTCGGTCGCGTATGGGTGGAGGAAGTGCTATGTCTCGTGGTGCGGCACGTGCAGCTGCAAGTGCAGCAAGTGCATCGCGTTCGGCGGCTAAATCCGCTGCTGCCGCAGCATCCAAAGCTGCCTCCAAATCTAAAGCTGCCTCCCGGTCTGCATCTGCAACTAAATCGCGTGCTGCTGCTGAAGCTGCATCAAGAGCTGCTGCGCGGTCACAAGCTGCTGCAGAAGCGGCTTCACGGTCCGCTTCTATGCACATGCAGGCCGCCAGAAGCGCCGGCCGCGAATAATTTTATAAAAAATATAATAAAATCATATTTAGTTTTAATAAATATGATTTTATGAGACACATACATTTATTTACCAATTACTAAAACCACCACCACCACCAAGTTCATTTGCCGCCATAGGTTCTGTTATTCCTGGTGTTGCTGCTCCTGGCATAGATGTATCTTGTTGTTGGTACATTTGATTGAAATCAGGACTCTGTTGCGGCTGTATATTTGGTATTTGCATAGATACATTTTGATTACTCGGTAACAACTGCATATTATTCAAGTTTTCTGTCTGACTATTTTGGTATTGTCCTGCTAATGGTTGTGTCACTTTAACTTCGTTTTTATTCAAGGAGGTGTTTTCATTTCTACCGTTCCACATATCTATTATTCTTTCAAAAATAATATTTACTTTTGCACCTACTTTGGTTTGCATAGTTAACAATAAAATCATAAACGGTAATAAGAAATTGGTAGTATCACATTCACTAACATATTTTACACCGCTATAGGTTGGAATGTATTTAATTGCTTTATTTGAAAAATATATGGCTAAAATCATATATACGATTTGTACTACAATTTCTGCCAAAAGTTCTATAGATCCTTTTGAGTCATCTTCTTCAGGGACTACATATCTCACAGATTTAAGAATAAATACACACGGTATGATTGCAATTATAATGTATTGAACCAGATTAAGCATTTCCGCTTTGCTGTCTCCGTCCATGTTAAAAACTGTGTTAAAGAATCCTTGATTTATTATTTTACCTGTTTTTAACACATCGTTTGTACTTTCCATATGAGTTATAAAAAGAAATTAAAAGAAATTGAATTATACATATACATATACAAATATGCTTAAGAATATCGTAAAACAGAATAAAAAAAATCAGGATGGTTCTTACCATGATGAAAATCAGTATTTACATCTAATTTCTGATATTTTAAATGAAGGCGAAATGCAAGAGGGTCGTAACGGAAATACCAAAGCGGTATTTGGTTCTGCAACGCATTTTACACTAGAAAATAATACTATACCACTTTTGACAACAAAAAAACTGGCATGGAAAACATGTCTAAATGAATTGTTATGGTTTATCACAGGTAGTACTGATAATGGTATTTTACAAGAGAAAAAAATAAAAATTTGGAACGGTCAATCAACACGTTCATATCTGGATAGTTGTGGATTGAATCATTTAGAATCAAATGATTTGGGTCCTATATACGGACATCAATGGCGACATTTTAATGCACCTTATATTAATAAAGATGCAGATTATTCTGGTAAAGGAATAGACCAATTACAGTATGTTATCGACCGTCTTTCTGACCCCTTGCCCATCATTGTGGGTTAAATGCATATGAGTTTGTGTATTATTTAGGGAACAGTCATATATACGATGATCATTTAGAGTCTCTCTCACAACAAATTACAAAAAAACCTTATGCATTTCCAACCATTTCATTTAAAGAAAAAAAAACTAGAATAGAAGACTATGATACTTCTGATTTTATAATTGACGGATATGAACATCACGAACCGGTAAATATGAAAATGCGTATTTAATTTAATAAATTAATCATTTCAAATAATATTATGAGTGGAAATTCTTCGTTGTCTGCGGCTAAAAGAAGACGCGGTGGTAGTCAGCCCGTGCAAACCTCTGATTCTGGAAAAGGTCCAAACGTACAGCAAAGTAAACCGCCTCCTAAGATACCGCATCCTTTGGAAATTTTAAAAGATCATGAATTACGTATTCGTTATTTAGAAACAGGTGTTAAGGAACTTACTCAAAAACTTACTATTGCAGAAACTAGCAACGCGTCTTTGAGTGCACAAAACAAAAATATATTGAAACAATTACAAATAATCAAATCTAATATCAATAAATCAAAACTAGATGGAACAGAAGAGGTCACAAAAATAGAACCAACTTTTAGTAAATTAGATATAGAAGGAACTATATCAGAAGGACATTCTGATAGCGAAAGTTCAAATGAATAATTACATATAATATACATAAAGTAAACCAATTATATATATTAATGAAACTTGTTGTTGTAGATCCTAAAATAGTAGCTAAAATGGATGTTATTTTTACAAATTTGCTACATTTGACCGATATTGTATCTATACGTGTAGGTAATACAGGATTACAAATACAAGGCACAGACCAATGTAAAATATGTATGTTTGATATAAAATTACACAAAGAACTGTTTTCTTTATATCAAATCCAGGATATAACGGTATTTACTGTATCAGTACGTATTTTTCAAAAAGTTCTCTCGACATACAAATCAGACCAAACCCTAGAGTTATTCATAACAAATGTGGATAAACTTAATATGCATTTGGTTGGCGGCAAAACTACGTGTGACAAATTATTTCAATTACCTCTTATAGATATGAATGACGAGGTACATCATATCTCGAACGAAGAAACAGATGTTGAAATTTATATGACTTCTAAAAAATTTACAGAACTTGTAAGTCAGTTAGAAACATTCAATAATGATTTGACATTTGATTTGTCCGAAGAACACGTAAATTTAAAAACAGAAGGAGAATATGGATGTATGACTGCAATACTTAGTCTAGATGATATGAGTTTAATAGACTATTCTATTATTGAAGATAATAATATATGTGTTTCTTATAATTTAAAGTATATTAAGATTATGAGTGCTTTTAGTAAAGTTTCAAAAGAGGTTAAACTAGAAATTAATCAAAATAAATTGTTAATGATGAGTTATAAATTAGAGTCAGAAAGTATGTGTAAATTTATACTTGCATCTATAATAAAAGAAACGTTCAGCGATTAGAAAAAAAAGGTGCATATAAGTAAATGAAAGTAATTCTAAACTTGTTAATATTTTGTATCGTTTTATTTATTTATGTGCATGTATATTTTTATCTAAAAACAAGCAACGATTTGGAAGTATATGAAATATTTCAACCTTCTAAAGAAAAATTAGAAGAAGTATGTGATATGAGACAACCTGTAATATTTGATTATCCAAATGACGAGTTATTAAAATCGTGTACACGTGACGCAATACAAAATAGATATGGAGCATTTGAAGTTAAAATTAGAAATTTAGATATTTCTAATAAAGAGGATGAAGAATTGTACATTCCAATTTCATTTACGAAAGCAAATATCGCAATAAAAGAGGATGCCTCAAATAAATACCTTGTTGAAAAAAATGCTGAGTTTTTAGATGAAACATCCCTCAATAAAATATTTAAATATAATGATGCGTTAATCCGTCCAAATATGGTATCTAACTGTATATATGATATTATGGTTGCGCATAATGGCGTTAGAACACCATTTCGCTATGAAGTAAATTATAGAAATTATTTTATGGTTACTGAAGGAAATATACGCATTAAATTAGCCCCTCCTAAAAGCAGAAAATATTTGTATCATCATTCTGATTATGAAAATTTTGAATTTAACACCCCAATTAATCCTTGGGAAGTACAATCACAGTACGCAGAAGATTTTGAAAAAATAAAATGCTTAGAAGTAAATATGAAAGAAGGGTCTATTATTTATATTCCGTCTTATTGGTGGTATAGTATTGAATTTGGTGAGAAAGCAACTGTTGCAGTATTCAAGTACAGAACTTTTATGAATACAGTTGCGATCTTCCCGAAATTAGTACAGAGACTTCTCCAAAATCAAAATATTAAAAGACAGATTACACCATTATTTAGTCTTAAATCTAATGATGCAACAGATACAAACAAAAAGAACGATACAGATAAAAAATTAGAGTAATTTACATTATAATGTTTAAAGTTATAAAAAGAGGTATAACTTGATATATATAGATGAATAATAATGAAAAACCGCTAAGTTTAATCGTTGAACGAAAATATCGTGTAATTTCTAAAATAGGAGAAGGAACATTTGGAAAAATTTTCAAAGGATTAAATATAAATAATAATACACTTGTTGCAATTAAAATTGAAAAATCTAGTAGTACTAATTTACTGATTCATGAGGCTAAAATATATAAAAATCTTGAAGATACAAAAGGAATACCTAAAATGCTTTCGTTTGGAAAAGAAGGTAAATTTAATTATCTTGTTTTAAATTTGTTTGACGAATCTCTAGAAGATATGAAAGATGCATGTGGGGATAAATTATCGTTGAAAAGTGTTATCCAAATTGCATTACAAACGATAGAAAGATTATCTATAATACATAAAAACGGTATTATTCATCGGGATATTAAACCAGATAATTTTGTGGTAGATAGAAAAACAAATGAGGTGTATTTAATTGATTTTGGTCTTGCAAAAAGGTATTTGGATGAAGAAGATAATCATATACCATCTGTGAATAATAAAAAGCTCACAGGTACGGCTAGGTATGCAAGTATAAATAATCACAAAGGTATGTGTCCATCTAGAAGAGATGACTTAGAATCACTAGGATTTGTATTGTTATATTTATTACAAGGTAAATTGCCGTGGCAAGGCATTAAACATAGTGATAAAGAGATTAAATATAAGATGATTGGAGATGAAAAACAAAAAAATAACATACTACAACAGTTTCCGGATGTTCCAGGAGAACTAATAACATATATTTTATATTGTAGACGATTAGAATATGACGAAGACCCTGATTATGATTATTTAATGAATATATTTAACAATTTAAAAACCTTACACGGGTATGAAAATGATAACATATATGATTGGAATGTGGAATTCCAATAATAATGGTTTAAAGACATTTGTTATATGTATACTATTATAACATGTCAGCAGCAGAAAGTCGTATCACAGGACGCGTTAAATGGTTTAACAACAAAGCGGGTTATGGTTTCATCTCTGTAAATGAGAACACAGATGTGTTCGTGCATCATTCTGCGATTAAAACCTCAACAGACCAATTTCGTTATTTGGTAGAAGGAGAATATTGTGAATTCAAAATGGTAGAGGTAGACAAAGAAAAGGTTACTGCAAACGACGTAACAGGACCAAACCGTGACAAACTTATGTGTGAAACAAGGAATGAACGTCGACAACTACATTCTTCATCTCCGACAGATAATGAGAATGATGAAAAATTAGGTATTAAATTTTCAGAGGGCAAAGGCAAAGGCAAGGGCAAGGGCAAAGGCAAGGGCAAGGGCAAGGGCAAGGGCAAGGGCAATGGCAAGGAAAGAGTCAAAACGGTATCTATGAAATCTTCTCCAGATAATAGCAATTGTGATTGTGGAATGAATATTCAAACTAATTCACTAGTAGAAGATTATCTATCTACAGATTAATAATAATTTAACTATTATGATATAATCAATCAATACATAAAGATAATTACATATACACCATATGGAATTATCAACCATTTTTGTACAAAATGACATAAAATTAATCGAAGAGCTGTTTTTGTCATTAAAAAAGGATATTAAATTATTAAATAACGAAGTGAATGTTTTAGAAAAAGATATAGCAAATAAAATTAAAAATGTAACTTCGAGTCATAGCAAACCTATAAAAAATAGTCAGGTTTTATCTAAAAAAATGGATTTTTCAAAAGAAATGTGTATTTTTTTGAATTGTTTGCCAGCTGAAAAACATACACGCACGAATGTAATCCGAATAATAATGAATTACATAAATGTAAATAATCTATCAGACGATAAAAATATAATACCAGATGAAAAAATAAAACGTATTTTAGAATTAAATGAAAAAGACAAATTAACTTTTTTCAACATACATAGATACATACATACAAGTCAGCATGATGAATAATAAAAGGAAAGAAAAAGATGTGAAGAAAGAAACGAGTGTGAAGTGCAAAAAATTGAAATACTTTTAGAGAGAAAAATAGAAGGAGATACCAATTGCAAAGATGATGTCAAAGAACTCAAAAAAGATTATGTCGTGGTGCGTGAAGAAGTTGTCGGAGAAGTATGGATTTGTGGAAGAAGAAGCGTTGGAGTATCTCGAAGGGTGTGAGATGAAGAAAGAGAAGGCGGCGAAACGTGAAGTGCCCGAATTTCCGTTGCCTTACTGTGGTGAAGTATGTGAGGAATGGTGTAAGGCGGTGAAGTACAATCGCGGTCTAATGACACAGTGCACGAACAAGTACAAATCAGGAGAGATGTATTGTACTACGTGCGCCAAGTCGTTGGATTCTGAAACGGGGAAACCAGCATTTGGTGTAATCACGGAACGCGGAGAAGAAGACTGGAAAAGTCCAGGAGGTAAGTATCCGGTGAAGTACGCAAATGTGATGCCAAAGCTAAAATACAAAAATGAGCCGTTGACTCAAGAAATGGTGGAACTTGAAGTCGCGAAGCTAGGATGGACGGTTCCAAGCGATCAATTTATTCCATCCCCCAAAGGACGCGTTGCAAAGAAAGCTAAATCCACCACGAATGAAGATGCCCCCAAGAAACGCGGGCGTCCGGTGAAATCAAAACCAGTAACAGCAGGAGAGACTGGTGATGATTTGATCGCATCGTTGGTAGCACAGGCAAAATTGCAAGAACCAGCAAAAGAACCAGCAGCAGAAGAACCAGCACCGGAAGCAGCAGAAGAACCAGCACCGGAAGCAGCAGAAGAACCAGCACCGGAAGCAGCAAAAGAACCAGCAGCAGAAGAACCAGCACCGGAAGCAGCAGAAGAACCCGCAGCAGAAGCAGCAGAAGAACCAGCAGCAGAAGCAAAAGAACCAGCAAAAGAACCAGCAAAAGAACCAGCAGCAAAACCAGCACCGGAAGCAGTAGCAGAACCAGTAGCAGAACCAGTAGCAGAACCAGCAGCTACAGAATCGGTTGTGGAAAATGAGATATCTGACAAAGTAAAGCACGCAAAGCATAAAGTGCAAGAATTCGTCAAAGATTTTCACAAAACTGACAGTCCGGCGTCAGATGGAGCAGCATCATCAGACGAAGAAGGTAAAAAGAAAAAGACAAAAGAGGCGAAAGCAGCAGAGAAAGCAGCAGAGAAAGCAGCAGCAAAAGAGGCGAAAGCAGCAGAGAAAGCAGCAGCAAAAGAGGCGAAAGCAGCAGAGAAACAAGCCCACAAGGAAGCAAAAGCAAATGCAACACAAGCAGCGGTAGGACTTGCCACAAAAAAAGCGGAGAGATTAGCAGAGAGAAAAGTAGAGAAATCAGTAGCTAATGAAGAAGAATTAGTAGAAGAGAGTGAAGAGGAAGAAGAAGATAGCGTGTCTGTAATGCAATTTAATTATGAAGGGAAACTCTATCTGCGGGAGATAGATGGAGACCAAGTGTATGACAATGAGACCCAAGAGGAGGTAGGTACGTGGGACGGGAGCCAGATTCAGTTTGAAAAATAAATGTTTTGTATTAGAGTAATTATTTAAAAAAATATAAAAAAAGGAATGCGGATAACTCCAATTTTCTATTTTTTATTGCTATATTCAAATACTTACCGATATCTCATTATCCTACCGGTATCTCAATTAAGTATAATTACCCTGTAAAAAGATGTTTTTTTTCAACGGATTTTGTGTTGTTTATGTATTTTTCAACGGTATAATATTAGAGAATGGATAGTAGTAAATAGAGTATTCAAATACTTACCGATATCTCATTATCCTACCGGTATCTCATTTAGTGTCTAATAGCTAGACCTACCCTGTAAAAAAGATGTTTTTTTTTCAACGGATTTTGTGTTGTTTATGTATTTTTCAACGGTATAATATTAGAGAATGCAGGGTGTTATTCATATGGTAGAATGCGGCGACACAAAGGGCATTTGTTATTTTCCAAGGCAATCATTTGAGAATGGCACTGTAGACACAAGTTGTGGCCGCAAATGGTTTCGCAATCGGTGTGTTCGTGGCATACACAGCAAATGTCCCAAGCCAATTGTACGGAAGAAGTAGCAGAGGATGCAATCATACAAGCAACCGCCTCGTCAATAGGCTGTTTGTCGACATTTTCAGGATATTTGAAAATTTGGCCGATTCGACCGTATTTCAAAGTACCGATAGAGGTGACGGTTTGCGGAATTTCCTCGTATTCCGCGTAAACCCAAAAGGTATTGAGTGGTTTGAATGCGGCAGGGTATGCGTAAGTCAACTGAATGAGGATGGCTCTGTTAGGTTTTTTGTATATGCGAACAACGGTTTTCACGTTGTCGACGGAGTTGACTCCGTTAATGGTAATAACTTGGCGTGTATTGAGTGCACTTACCAGGCGATCTGCAAATATCTTATCGCTCCCGCTGAGCGAAAAGAAGTGTTCCGCTTCTTGGTGTTCGGCTTCTTTGTTGCGGGCCCAGCGAATCAGCGGTGGCGGCTCTTCTAGTTCTTCGTCGGCATCGTCGTCGGCATCGTCGTCGACATCGGCATCCGGGATAAGTGCGTGTAGCTCAGTGCGGAAATCTTGGGTGTCGTTCTCTTGTTGGTTATCAAAGACCTCTTGGTAATTGTCAAGGTCGACCCATGAAACCCGCTGACCGAGAGAAGCGGCTGCATCTGGGACGTTGATCGCACTTAAAGCCGCAAGCGAGTGTGACAAGAGGGGAGCGGTAGTGGAGGTGTTTTCACCAGACATGTTAATAGCATTTGACACGTATGACCTATTACTTGAAAAGTATTTCAATTTTTTAAGTTTCACCTTTGGTTTTCAAATTACATAAATTTAAATTTATGTCTTTTTTATGTGAATTCTAATTCTAGTGTAAAACTCAAAAAATTGAAATACTTTTCGTCTATGGTGTAATAGTTGTTAACCGCTTACAAACTCGCAACTCAAAGTTCAAACTCACATCAGCTCAGCACATCATGGCTATGTCTACTAACAACGCTTCTTTCGCGACCCTCAAGAACTGCGACATGTCGCTCTACATTCCACGCGTGGACACGCGGTCTGTACCGTCGCGTTCGGGAACGTCCGGTGCATCGTTCGAAGACGTAGTCAAGGACTTCATCGCCAAGCAGTTCCACTACCAGCAGATTGGACAACCAAGCCGCGTCGACTTGCTGGAGAAGAAGACCCCCGACGGATGGACCTTCTACGTAGCGTTCGTTCACTTTGACCGGTGGTACGAGACGCACGCCGCGAAGGAATTGCTCGCCGCTATCAACGACCCAGGTAAGAAAGCCAAATTGCACTTTAACGAACGTTGGTATTGGATTGTCAACGAAAACAAAAAGCCGCTCACAGCCGACGTGGTGGACCTCCACCGCGTTATTCGGGAACAACAAGCAGACATCGATGATCTCACCAGTCAGCTGTCCAAAATGACGACCGGTCCACAACCACCTTCCGGTGTGCCACCACCTCGACCACCTTCCGGTTTGCCACCACCTCGACCACCTTCCGGTTTGCCACCACCTCCATCGTGTTTCCCACCTCTGACTCCGCTAGGTTCATCGCCACAAGCGGGATTGCCTCCACCACCAATCAAATCCGCTCCTATGAAACGCGCACGGACCGACGCAGCAGGGTTTAAATCTTCCAAGAAGGTCTTGTTTGGCTCTTTCTCGGAATTGTCTGCTTATATCGCAGACGAACCCGAAGGGGCGTTGGAACCCGAAGGGGCGTTGGAACCCGAAGGGGCGTTGGAACCCGAAGGGGCGTTGGAACCCGAAGGGGCGTTGGAACCCGAAGGGGCGCAGGAAAGCGAGCGGCATTCTATGAGCTTAGAGGACAATTCCACTCTCGTCTCAACACCGTTGCCTCTGCTGACCGATATGCCGGTGCTCACCCGGTCTACCTCGGTTGCTTCCAAACTTCGTATGAAACGCTCAATCAGCGATGCAAAATCGATCAGCATGGCAAAAAAACCGGTGGTGAATTGGGGCGACTCCGATACGGAAGAGGAGGATGACAACACGATGGATGAGGACGTCAAGAAACCGGAACCGCTTGATTTGAATCCCGAACACGAGAACAGCGAAGACGACGACAGTTCGATGGATGAAGACAACGACCTCACCAAACCGAAATTGGAACGATCTGTTGCTGACGCGGATACCTACTTGTTGGTCAACGGAAAAGACGACGAGGACGACAGCTCGATGGACGAAGACACCCCCGAAGTGACTCTCTCGTTAGACAAACTCCCTTTGATGACGCGGATGTCTACAGAGCCCGCAGAGGATGAGCTCGCAGATGAGGAGCCCGCAGAGGAGGAGGATCTTGAAGCAACCGATTAATTTCAATCCGCAAAAGGTAAGTATTAGACGAAAGGTAAATGTTAGATTGTTTTGATTAGAATAGAATAATTCAATAAAAAAAATAATTTTTTTACAGGGTGCGTCTAATAAATAAGTTCATATTTTAGTTTTATTCCTAATTCTAGTGTAAAACTTAAAAAATTGAAATACTTTTCTTCTCTGGTGTAATAGTTGTTAACCGCTTACAAACTCGCAACTCAAAGTTCAAACTCTTACCAACCAGATGAACACGACGAATGAACTGGAACACGATGGAGCCCTGGAGGAAGACTACGAAGACGAAGAGATCGGAGAAACCACACTCACTCCCACGATCTTGCCATTGCTCAGCGATATGCCGACACTAAATCAGAACAACCACTCTATTACCGCAGCAACAACGGCAGCAACAACCACGTGGGCGACAACAGCAGAATTATTCGCGGGAGACGACGAGGACATCCCAATTCTAGAACCGGTTCATTACCCCCTCCGCCGTTCGTGTGCAGACCCAGAGCAGTACTTCCGAACACACGGTCACCATTTCGGTCACACGCCACCAGGATACGAATACATGTGGAAGCATTGTGGTCGCAATACATCTGGGTCCGGAGACGTACCCGTTGATGGTGGCATTTCTGGATTTGGCGTAATTGCATGTCCTGCTCCTGCTCCTGGCGACCAGTTCCTCCAACGTTACGCAAGCACTCACGCTGCAACAGCAGAACCAAGTGACCTAGTAGCCCTATCAGCACAAGAAGAAGAAGACGATATTTAAGCATCCGTTTCAAAAGGTAACTCATTCATCCTGATAGAATAATTTTATACACACAAAAAAAATAACTTTTTTACAGGGTGAAGTAGTAATAAATAATAAATAGAATTAACTCAAATATAGTCCGCGTTTGTATTGCTGTGTGTGGTGAATATATGTATCCATCGTGTCATTTTTTATATCATCGTCATCAAACGCTTCCATGTCAAAACTAAATACTTCCACACGTTTATCTTGTCCGATACGATGACTGCGGGCGACGGCTTGGTCTTCCACAGCAGGGTTCCATTGTGGAGAGACAAAGTAGACCTCATTAAACCGTTGCAAATTAAGACCCTCACATCCAGTTTTAATTTGTAGCACTAGAACATCCAACTCCTCAGACAACAACTTCGTTCGTAAAGATTGTCGGGTGCTCCCATCAAACTTTGCCACACGCATCCCCTTGTCCGAAAGAGAACTTACTAGAATATCCATTTCAACATGATAAAAGCAAAATACTAGTTTTGCATTTCCGTTCTCTTTTCTCTCTTCTATCATATGAATAACCTTGTTTAATTTGCTTTGATACCCTACTTCACTTATAGACGGCATCATCTTCATAGTAATACACGATTGTTTTGCACGATGCATTACTGCAAATGGATGCATATACGTGCTGGTATCCACTTCCAATTTCCCTGATTTTTTATTAAAATGAAGTTGCACGTGAATACCGGCAGCTATTTCTCTCTCTTTCTTATGTTCCCATTTTACAGTGATAAGATTATGAGTTAGAATAGGCATTTCAATTCCAACTTGACTTTTTGTTCGTTTTAATATTAGGTTGGAGATAATAGTATTCATATCATCTTGTTTGGTGAAATAGGATTGAGAGATTCCTAATACTGCACATAATCCATACAAATCGGTAATGCCATTTTGTATAGGTGTTCCTGTCACTAACCACTTGTGCACCGCTTTTATGTGAACCGCTGCTTTATGATTATGCGTATTACGGTTCCGCAAGTGATGTGCTTCGTCAAATATAATTCTATCCCATACAACCTCATGCAATACATTATACTTTACAGGGTTGCCTTTTATATATTTCTCTTTTGTATAAGAAAGCATACCATATGTAGTAAGCACAATCGGAGCATTATACAACATACACAACGATACACCCTTTGCAGTTGCACCGTGATATATCAACGGTTTGTGACCTAATGTAGTATAAATTATATTTCTCCATTGCTCTAATAACACTTTAGGTAAAACAATTAACGTATGTAATTTAAAATTATCCAGCATAGTTCCAATCATTTGGATGGTTTTCCCTAGACCCATCTCATCTGCTAGTATACCTGAACGCACACACACACCATTTAACAATACACCATTCTTCTCCAACTCTTTGCACCATAAAATCCCTTTTTGTTGATATTCTTTGAGAGATAATTCGTTTCGTTTTAAGTATTCTTCCATCGTTTCATAATGCTTCCCTATTTTACACGACTGTTACTTCAATTTATTGCGTATTAGTATTTGTATTTGATAAAACACACACAATATACGTTTTAAGGAATAATGGAATAATTCAAAAAATTGAAATACTTTTACACTACCGCATATTAGGTATTAACCGCTTACAATCCACGAACTACTATGATCGACCCACGCGTTACCGAATTTGAACGACTTATTGCATGCACATGCTGCGAACGACACAAGAAAAAACGCCCCACACAGCTTGGAGTTTTGCACGAATATTATCCTATACAACAAACACATTTAGGATGCCAGTTCAAGTGCCGACAACGCTCGCGAATGATTTGTCGCGAATTGTACGGATGCTCTAGGATTGGAGTGGAACCAGAAGACACGCAAGAACTAAGCAGCCATTAAATCATACACTAAACATATTTATTATTCTCCTATTCTAATTTTTCTTTTTATTACGCTATACAGGCATCTCATTATCCTACCGGTATCTCATTATCCTACCGGTATCTCATTATCCTACCGGTATCTCATTATCCTACCGGTATCTCATTTACCGTAAATTAATATGATGGTATATATAATTTAAAGATTATATACTATTATATTAATTTACCGTAATTCTTAATAACATACGGTAAATTAAACAGGTTAAAACCATTACATTAATATATATAATTGTATGTGCGTTATATTTTAAATTTAGGAGATATATTATTATCTATTATATATATATAATGGGTGGACACAATTTGAACAATATACAACCTTCTGTTACAAGTGTCTCGGCGTGTTCCCTCGGTGAAGACGTGGGCATTTCTAACTATAAAATTAGCACGGAGGGTACTAGTATATCGGAAATATTTCAGTTCGAATATTTAATTACTTATTCTTCCGGTTCCTCTCCAAAGAATGGTTTGGTATTTCGTGACGGTATTATTTCAAATACAGAAGATCCCGTTATTAATACATACACCGTACCAGTTCCTACAGATGATATGAGTCAATCTAATTATAAAATTAATCCTGGGGCAGTTATACAGTTTCGTCTTTGGGGCAATAATATGACTGTGTCAAAATGGTCGATTCCGTTTATTTCGAATAACCCACCAAAACAACCTACCATTATGTCTTTCCAGCATAAGGCGAATAACACCGCAATTAGTGATGACGATGAAATACAACTATTAGTGAAGACAGAGCTATCGGGTTTGACATATGCATCAGACCTGGTCTATGTATTAGCTTATAATTATACTACTGAGGAGGAAGGACTTGATGTAATGAAGTATGGAATATCCGATGTGTTATCAATCAATGATTCCGGATCAGAAGTAGTACAATCTACGAACAGTTATGACGAGGTTATTATTAACTTTAATATCGGTGATGATGTAAAGAATAGTTCTTATATTAACGTTGCTGTGTATGCGTTGTATCCGTTTAATGATATAGATCAGTTTACTTCCACTCAAAATAATTTTTATACTATTAGTCAATTAAGTGAGTCAACTTTGGATACTGCTAGAGAGATCGAGAGCTGGGCACCAACGGTTAATCTATTAAAAAATGTAGTCAATCCTACATCTTCCAGTATTAGTGATGCTATTTTGTTTACTAACACGGTGTATGATGTAAGCACCCAAGAGGTGTATATGTCTGGTGATGTTCCGTTGGTGGCAGAGCTGGTCGGTTACACACCAGCAGAGTATTCAGTAATGGTTGATGGAGTAACGTCGGTTGTAACCGTAACAGTAAATGCTATTAGTGGTAAATTAACTGCTACTTTGAATGCTAGTGGTACGGGCAGTGATTTATTTTATGGAGGTAATACAACTCATGACGTACAATTTAGGGTTAGGTACGATAATGATGATGCTCGAATATATACTTCCAACGCTGTAACTATTAAAAAAATTACAGTCCCGCCACAGGGACAATCCGTAATAATAGAAGATTCAACGACAATAGGTGGTAACGATGAGTATACTTTTTCATATTCAACTGACCCAAATCTTTCGCCCCTAAATGCCCCTAAATTATACTATCAAATTCTTGCTGTAGGAACCGATAGTAATCTGAACGAGGTGACATATGAGTTAGAGAGCCCTCAGAGTGAAGATGTTATCGATGGATTCGGTGCTATAATAACGCAATTAATTGTGGCCGATAATTTTATATCTCCGACCCTCCCCACTACTGTTGGCGGGAATGCTGTTACGTGGGATACTGTGAATAACTTAATTATTTGGATAGCTTTACCCAGCGAATCTGTGTCTTTATATTTACTAGAATCATCTGGTTTGACACAAATGTCCCCTAATAACTCAACAGGATGGCAACAAATAGTTAAAGATATAGAATTCTCAGATGCTCCATTTATTGATAGTACATCGACATCAATAACAAAGGAACCAGATGGAACATCTATAGTTACATTTAGTGTATATACAGAAAGTGACAGATTGAAGAAAGGTATATTTTATTTCGTAACTTATAATGCTGCGGGAAGTTCTTTATTAGACGTACAAACTGAAAATTTACTAACTGTTACAGATTACACTAATGTTGAACCTGTTGGTATTACACTTCCTTTCGTGTGGACGATTGATTCTAAAAGTTATGCAATTTCTGTCAATTTACAAGCAAATGATCCTAATTATGAAGTTGAACCAGCTTGTGTAATTACACTCGTAGATACTAAAGGTCGCACATCCTTCAATATTGTAATTCCCACGGAATCATAATTAATTAATAATTAATAATCTATAAGAGATAATTTAATGTATTAAAATAATGTACGTATTATACATTATTTTATCCGTAAAAGTTATAATTAACAACGTAATTTATTTTTCAAAGCATTTTTAATCAAAGGGTTTTCTAAACTATTGGATGATTGTGAAAAAAATTTATTTTGGGTTTTTTTTTCTTTTATAACTGGTGTCAGGTCTTCTGTAAGCTTTTTTTCTACGCTTAATTTAAGGTCTTCTGTAAGCTTTTGTTCTACACTTGTTTTAAGTAGTTTATTAAGCTTTTTTTCTACAATTGGTGTCAGGTCTTCAGTAAGTTTTTTTTCTACGCTTGATTTAAGGTCTTCGGTAAGCTTTTTTTCTACGCGTGATTTAACTAGTTTAGTAAGCTTTTGTTCTACAATTGGTGTCAGGTCTTCGGTAAGCTTTTGTTCTACGCTTGATTTAAGGTCTTCTGTGAGTTTGCTTTCTACGCTTGACTTAAGGTCTGCAGTAAGTTTGCTTTCTACGCTTGACTTAAGGTCTGCAGTAAGTTTGCTTTCTACGCTTGACTTAAGGTCTGCAGTAAGTTTGCTTTCTACGCTTGACTTAAGGTCTTCGGTAAGCTTTTGTTCTACAATTGGTGTCAGGTCTTCGGTAAGCTTTTGTTCTACGCTTGACTTAAGGTCTGCAGTAAGTTTGCTTTCTACGCTTGATTTAAGGTCTTCGGTAAGCTTTTGTTCTACAATTGGTGTCAGGTCTTCGGTAAGTTTGCTTTCTACGCTTGATTTAAGTTCTCTCTTCAACTCTTCAACTAAAATGGGTTTAATATTCGTTTCAAATGTAATGACAAGATTTGACAGAGTTTCTGAATGTATCTTTTGTTCTACATCTTTATAAATGGTATTTTCGATATAACGAACCATATTTTTTTGCTGTTCCTGTGTCATTTTTGATAGTTTATCTTTTTGCGAATTCAACGTATCCGTCAATATTTTATTCTTTTTTGATGCGTTTAATCTATAATCCTGTATATTATTTGATTTATTTCTAAATGACAAATGCATTTATAATATTGTATAATATAATATAATTAAACAATAAACTAATATATTTTTCTACTATATCGTTTTTTTGGTCGTTTACGTTTTTGTTTCCGTGTACCACCTTTTTTAGGACTGGCTGTATTAGATGATGTTTTTTTATTATCCCAATAAGAGCCAGTAGTTTTATCAGAATACATGTCCGGCGCAGCCATCACTCCTCGTATCCTGGCACTAGAACGAATAGGTGTAGGAGGCATAGCTCTAGTTTTGCATATCTCAAATGCATCTGGGTCAAAAGGTGGTTGTAAACGTAAACCAATATTTACTTTATGGATAAGTTCGCACACGTATGTAGGAGTAAGAAGACCATCATACAAGTCTATTACTTGATCGACTTGTTTATCCGCCATCAACATTCTAATTTTAGAAGCAGACATACTTATATTGGAATCTGCGATTTGTTCGACCGTATCTATATTTATACGGGGTACGGTAATACAATTCACTTTTTCACCTTCATCATTTTCAATATCGCTTTGTAAACAAAATTTCATCCTGCGGTCCATTTCTTTCGGGTCTTCATCTTCTCCCATAAAAAAAAACAAGTTTTCATATTTTCCAGATTTGCTTAGTTTTAGTCCACAATTAATTGCAGAAACAGGGCCCATCTGAGCACACCAGTGTTCTGGGCCTGAAGTTTGACATACTATCCAATATTGTAAATCTCTCTCCGATACTACAATATCAGAATTTTCAAGAAACCTTGATACATCCAACGCATTCAGAATCATTCTAATTACAAAGAGTTTTTTATCTTCTGGAATGAGTGGATTTTCAAGATTTTTATCTTTCACGTAAAATATCCCGTTATCTGGGTCAGCATCGTTTTTATTACTAACGATACCTTTTACCCGTTTATACAATCCTCTATTTTCAACTTGCATATAAGATATGCGTCGGTCATTAGTAGTATTCGTTAAAAATATCCTGGGCACCAAGTTAGCCAATTGGACTAATTCTATGAGAGATTGGTCTGGAGAGAAATCTATATCTCTAGAGGTTAGTATAGAGATAGCTTTTTTTCTAACTTCGTGTAAAAAAGGGATACATAGACCGTGTATATGTCCTGGTGTAGGAGGATTCATTCTGCCTACTAAAAAAATAACTTGTGTCTCTGTGACGTCCGTAACTGCAACGGGCGTAACTGCAACGGGCGTAACTGCACCGGGCCTATCTGCAACGGGTGTAACTGCACCGGGTGTCTCTGTAATTTGTATATCCGCAAATTGTGTAACCAAATCCTTCGACATTATTATGATATTATATACGTATATTTAATTGTATATATGGAAAACTTATTTAAAGAAAAAAATATAAGGTATGTTAATGCTCCCGTGGCGCAACGGATAACGCGTCGGACTTCTAATCCGAAGATTGTGGGTTCGAATCCCACCGGGAGTGTTAGATAGATAATGTAATTAAGTTACATTATGTATTAAATATCATCAATATCAATAATATCATTATCGACTGCGAGGTTATTGCCGTCTTCGCTAATATACTGTTCTTGCAACTCGTTCAACAAATTAGTATCAGGAGTATCTTTAATATCTTCAAATACGATGTTATCTTCTTCAAGCAATTCGTGTACACCATCCGGAGTAGACACGTTCAATACACTCCAATTTCCAGAAGCATTTGTTTTTAGTTTGTTTTTATCATCTTCACTATACACATACAATAAATCGCAGTTAGGTCGTTTTCCAGTATGTTTAATTTCCCATTCTCTTAAGCCTACCAAAACCCATACCCCAGTCATTAGAAAGTTGTCACGTTTTCCTCTTCCACGAAACTTGTTTCGAATGATACACATACGTGTGATACCGTCCTCACAAATAACTTCACAATTGGACCCACCATATAATTTAACTACAGCTGCATATATCTCATTTGGTTCTGCAGGATTTTTTTCAACTAAGTGCCGCGTATGCGAGCCTGTCATATGTTTTTGAGCGCCGCGTTTGCATTTATTGCCACCGGAATTTTTTACCATTTTATACTATATATTATAGTGTATGTATTATAGTGTATAAAATAAAATCGTATCAATTTTTTATGAAAATAGCGTCCATACAAATTATTCACATTTAAATATTAATCAATTTAATTACTTATTTTATTATTATCAGTTAATTATAGTATAAAGACAATCCATATTATATATATAAGTAAGTAGTCTGGATGCCCGAGTGGTCTAAGGGGGCAGACTTAAGATCTGCTGGCTTCGGCCGCGTGGGTTCGAACCCCACTCCAGACATTTACTTCGTGTTCTTGTAGCTCAGTTGGTTAGAGCGATGGTCTTATGAGCCATAGGTCGTGGGTTCAACCCCCACCAGGAACATTTCCCTAGCAATAGCTCAGTTGGTAGAGCGGCGGACTGTAGATGAAAGTATTCCGTTGGTCGGGTGTTCGAATCACCCTTGCTAGACCGGTTCTTGTAGCTCAGTTGGTTAGAGCGATGGTCTTATGAGCCATAGGTCGTGGGTTCAACCCCCACCAGGAACATTTCCTTTCATATTAGTTAACAAATTCAAATACTAATATGAAGCAAAAGAAAATTAAATATGGATAATATGGATAATATATATGATTATTGATTTTATACAAGTAACAGTAATTTTCGCGGTATCTTTACTTGCAAGCAAATATAAATATATTGGAAGTGCGCTATCTATTATAATATTATTGATTACATGACTCAGTATAGACTATACGAAATATATTGAAAAAAATCCATTTCTTTGTATAAAAGGGTTGTCGGTTATCCTTCCATTAGTACTATATTCAAATTATTACAAGATAGTAGATATAATACAGTTGCCGACATTATTGTTTACATGGATACTATTTATAAATATATTGGAAGTACCTTTTTTAATTCAATTTAAATTGGACGATGTACTTTCTCATATAAACGGAATATGTACCATTATATTAGGGCTATATACACCGTACATTTTATACAATAAACGAACCCATAATTTTACATTCCAGAACCATTTAGTATGGGCTGTAGCAAACCTATTCAATAGTTTTTATAAAGATTCTAAATACAATAAATTAGTATTCATGCCAACTGTATATTCTATCTTGGTAAGAGAGACAGAATTATGGGTTCCATTACGTGTATATTCCTTAGCATTTACATTTATGATTGTATCAAATACATATTTAACCAATATATTCACCGGTACTTCTCTCGATAAAACTCTTCCAAAATTGACTACAGACAAATATTATAAGGTAAGAGTATGCAGTATTATTATAAATGTATTGATTACTTTATGGTTAATAAAAAATGGCACCAACAGTACGTTGTTAGGCTCTCTAATAAATGGTTTTACATAAAATACTTCTTGAAAGGACTATATGCAATCGTGAAATAAAACACAGTAGAGCATATAGCCCACCATCCAGAAGCTTTAAGTATAGAAGGTACTATACCTTCTTTCTCGCTAGATTGTTTTAAATAATAACTGATTAAGAAAGTACATATAACCAATAAAATTAACGCAAATGTAGTGCTTAACAAAAATTTCGAAATATATTGATTGGATTTACCGGTCTGTTTCAAGAAATACATACTTGGTATGATAGAAAGCGGAAACGACCACCATATAGATGCTAACACCGGGTTCATGAAGGCAGCGATATAACTAACGGACGCCACAATCGTTCCACCCATTAAAAAATTAATCAATATTTTTTGTAACAACGAAGTATCCATAACATATTAATATATTTTAATAAACAATCTCTAATATTAAAAATTTCTCTGGTTATGGTATAATGGCAAATCAAGAACAAGCATCTATGGACACTATTATGTACCCGGTTGCACGAGAGAAACAGACACAAGAGAAACAGACACAAGAGAAACAGACACAAGTACCACTTAATTCCATAATGGAGGAGACCACTTCAAAGGATGTGGTATTAAAGGAAATAAGCGACCCATTAATGGATGCTTTAACCAAACAATTAGTTGTCAAATGCAAAGATATTGGTGTTAAAAAATCAACGATATCTGTGGTGATTAAGTATGTGATAGAGGCGGTAGAAGATACGCCAGTCAAAGGAGCCGCTCAAAAAGACTATGCGGTTCGTTTACTACGTGCATTAATAGAAGAATTATCACAACCGGACGACAAAGAGTATCTATTAGAGGCAATAGATAGCGGGAGCATAGGAGACGTTATTGAACTAATTGTATCTGCATCTAAAGGAGAACTAAACCTCAACAAAGTGTTACAAACCACCACATCGATGTTACCTTACTGCATCGCATTACTTAGCAAATGCGTAAAAAAACCTTCAACACCGTAAATAACCTTCAACACCGTAAATAACCTCCAACACCGTAAATAACCTCCAACACCGTAAATAACCTGGTAATTTACATCTAATATAGTATTTTAAATTATATAATACACAATTAGATGTAAATTGATTTTTGTACTGAAAACTCAAAAAATTGAAATGCTTTGTACCAATTCAAATACTTGTGTTTTACACTAGCGAATATACACGAACATCATCAAAATGAACGCAAACCCTTTCAAACGACAAGACGGAGTATTTACGTTGCCAGCTGAATTTTCCCGCAGACAAGGAAAGCGCCCTTTTACATTTGGACTGGACTTGTGGAATGCAATGACGGTATGGAATGCAGCCGAGACGATGAAAACACCGCATTTTGACCTAGATGACCTGATAAAAAAATGCGGACACAGCAATCAGGACATCCGGACTGTGGCACGACGAGAATGGTTCAACCGAATTGCACGCGCAGCAATCGTCAAGGAATCCTACAACCAATTCTTAGTGGGCGAAGAATACTACAACGGACCGAAAATCTGCGAAAAGACACGCAAAACCATTCTCAAGGCAGACCTAACGCAGATCATTTTGGACCATCGCGCAAAGGTTCAAGTATGGTATGCCAAAAAAATGCAACAAAAAGAGCAGCGGGAGATGAAGGCAAGCATGGAAGCAGCACAAGCACAAGCGCAAGCACAAGCACAAGCACAAGCACAAGCACAAGCAGAAGCAGAAGAAGAAAAAGCAGCCCCTCCTCCAGAAGTGATTATTGAAGACAACGGTGATTTGGACGACTGGGAAACCCTTGCAGATTGATTGAAGGACAAGTGTGACAAAAGACGGCGCGAGTCTTTTGGGAGAGAATAGACGAACTCTTTTTTATTGGATGCGTTATACACAAAAAATAAACCTTTTTTACGGTTAAAAGGAATAATAGATGTAAATACAAAAGTTGCGTATAACTTGAAAAAAATGAAATGCTTTTTCACAGGGCAGGGTAGAAGAATAGGTAGAAGTATAAATCTATGTCTGAACCATCGTTTCGTATGGATTCTACGCGGTTGGGACGTGTATTGCAGACATTAACACGTCTAAAGAAAAAATATAAAAACGGAGGACAACCTCTTTTTATTTTTTATACACTCATTATAATGAATATCTTCAAATTATTCAACAAAACATCCAAAAGAAAATCAAAGAAAAAACCTAACACAATTAAAAAGAAAGATAAAATCACGATTGATGAGTCATATATCAAAGGATGGCGTCCAGAAATAAGAGAGAAAAATTTCAATAAACTTTTATTAAAATATCATAAAATGGGAATTAAAACATTAATAGTACTACAATATGAATATGTTAATCCGAAACGATATAATATAAAAAATGAATTAGAAAGGCGAAAATTGTTATAAAATTGAAATTTAGTATACAAGAATAGGTATAACTATAAAACCTATGTCTGAACCATCGTTTCGTATGGATTCTACACAGTTGGGACATGTATTGTGGAAATCCACTATTGCAGACATTAACACGTCCAAAGAAAAATATAATTGGTCTAGCGTACACGAAGGCATTATGAGGGGTGCTCTTCTGGTAAAAGCATACGATATGATTGCAAAACAACAGTCCCAAATAGAGGTGTTGTTTCAAGAAACAGATAAATTGAAAGCAACCATATACGCACACGGAAAGGAACTCGTCCATGCAGAATTGGTTGAACCGAATGTAGTGGCATATCTACACGAAGATTTTAAATATTAAATATTAAATACTTAAAAAATTGAAACGTACTTACCCACCATTAGAATACTTATACCGAAATACAACAATTATACTACAACTATGCCTATCTGGAATTGGTGCTATTTCACTATCGCGCAAAACATCAAGGTCGCTTGCGTGAATGAAGAACCCTCGTGGGAACTGTTTTATACACATCTGGTGCCTTTACAGTCCCGGTATCGAACCGTTTATGACGTGTTTGGGGTAGTTATCATAGAACTGAAAAAACTGAATGTTGATTTCACGCATCACCTGAAAGTATACCGACACCTCAAGCGAACGCGCTATGAAGAATACTTTACACCCGACGGTACATTCCGCACATTTTATCAAACCTTTTTACCACCATTTCAAGCATACCTTTTACACAGTTATTACCACTTACCACAAGAAGAAGAACTAATGGCGCTGCCGTTCGACGAATTAAAAACACTTGTATTCGCTAATCATTATCCGTTGGAAAACATTCGCAATCCTGACTATAAATGCTATTGGGTGAAGGCATACGTTCACACCAAACGATGGGGATTCAACACCTTTGCCAAAAGAAGCAAGTTGCCAGAGGATGTACTCCGCATTATTCGCAGCTTTATCTAAATAATATACACATTACAATTATTTATTTGAACCAACATTTATTTATATGAACTTCTATTATTTTTTTAAACATTTAAATACTTAAAAAATTGAACTCCATATACATCCTTATATAATAATCGTAATCATATCATATAATACCATACCAGAAAGCATAAAAAGTTTCCATTATGTCGTACGTAGAACGACAACTGCGCGTACAAACCCTTTGCGAAAATCAAGAACCCTCATGGAGGTTGTTTATTAAAGCGATATTGCCATTTGAATTGTATTATTCGCGCAACAACTTTATATCGGTTGAAGGACACTGGTTAATACTAGACCTGAAAAGATACGGAGTCATCGACTTCACTCATTATTGGAGCGCGTTTCACCGGATCGGGTCAAAATTGTACGAAAACGAGTGTTGTTGTTACAAGTTTCGTTGCCAAGAATGCAAGACCCATTGGTGGGAGATATTTTGTGAGAGTAATTATTTGTTTGGGATTTACGGCACTTTGTTTTCACCATATGGTGTATTACGAAGCAATTTAAAACGTCAACTAAGTCAATCCGTCTTGAAATTGGTGTATAGTTTTGGATATACAGAAGGAGAATATACCGCCATGAATACATACACCGTAAAGGAACTAAAAACTCTTCTGAGAGCAAATGGATGTGTTTGGTCGTGTCGTCGCATGAACAAATACGATATGGTGTGTACCTTTTTATGGATAAAAAAGAACAACGTCTGGTCGTTCAATACTTTTGCCATTCAAAGCAAACGGAATGGATTGTTTGATGACTGTATACTTACTTGTATTCGCAGATTCATTTGAATATAACATACGCATAATTAGTATTATAATAAAACGTATTTCATATCCTTTTATTTTTCTTGTTATTCTCATTACGACAAGAAAAATATATTACCATAACTGCCCTAACCATCCACGGCAAATTCGTTCTCTCTGTTGTCTTTGCAGTTCTCTGAGGTCTCTTTGTCGTTGTGCTCGTTCTACGCGTCTATCAAAAGCTTCCCGTTCCTTACGGACAATTTCATTTGCATTCATTATATAATCTACTTTAGGTTGTAACGAACCTACCGCATCTCTAAGTGTATCTACTTGTTGTCTATTTAATAATGGATACTCGAGACCAATTGCCTCTATTTGTTCTATTTCGTCTAGCAGCGCTGAAGCATTATCTAATGCGTTTGGTATCTCGGGTACGGTGGATAGTAAAGGGACAGATTGAGCGAAACGAAATATATGAGACGGAGTCATCATAACGGTGGGTTCCCATCCATGTATCGTGATGGATTGTGCTTGAGATACTAAATTCATGGTATCATTATATTTTTCTAATATCAAGTTGCGATGTCCCGTTGCAAACTCGTTTCGCAGTTTCAATTCATCCTCCATAATTTGGCGATTGACTGTATTAGTAGATGAAAAACTTTCTAATGAACTGACACCCAAATTATCGCCAATATCTCTTTTTAGTACATTAGGTAAATCGTCTAATCCTTTGACGCCTCCTCTCATTCGTAAGGTTGATTTACCTCATTTTTTACTTTTTTTACTTTTTTTACTTTTTGTCGGCATATAAAATATAAGTATATTAAATAAAAATTGAACTTATTTAATATACTTATACAACTATCACACAAACCGAGTCATGCCTACGATTTTAAACTTGGTGTTGCATTACATACAAACTTTACCAACTAACATAGTACCTTCTTGGGAAACTTTTTATGAATACATTCATCCTATGGAGGTAATGTATATTAACCCACACGTTACAGAAGAATTGATTCAACAACTAGACATCGGATTTAAACCATATTTAATAGCCTATCGCTGGATAGCTAAACATATTCAAAATACGCACTGGTTGAATCATTGGCCTGAAGAGTTTGAACCAGATGACTATTATCAGTTCTTTACAAAACACGGACTTTTACGCAGAAATTATTATGAAACATTACATAAGTCTACTGTAAATTTAATATATAGTTGGGCCTATACAGTTGAAGAAAAAACGATTATGGAACAATACAACAAAAGACAACTACAAATGTTAGTACAACAAAATTATTATCCTTTGGAATTTATTTTAAATAAAACGTTAAAATATCACTGGGCAAAGGCGTATATATATACTAAACGATGGGGGTTTAATACGTTTGCTGTGCGGAGCACGTTACCGGACGAGGTGTTACGGTTTATTCGTAGTTATCTGTAATCTATTTTAATGTTTTATTAAATACCTAATGAATAAAAATAGATTTATTTTCTTTCATTTTTTTTATTAAATCCTGATAAATATTGTCTAATTTTTTATGACTTTCTTTTCTGGAACTTGTATTAACCAAATTTAATTTTCCAATACCTAGTAATGAACTTAGTTCATCTTGTTTATCAAAAATGTCTTCATATTTTAGACAAAATATTTTGTAGTTTCTTTTTTTATTTGGCTTTGTATAGTTGTCATAAAACTCTCTTATTTTATACAAATCTTTTCCTGAAGATAACACCTGAGGTAATTGAATAGAATTATCGGTTTGAATATGGTATAAATGTCCTTCAAGTTCAAATCTGCTTGGGATGGAAAAACTAGGATTTCTATAAATGTATATAACATAATAGTTTTTTAACTCTTCTTTTGGAATAGTAATACCATTAAACCATTCGTGATAAGTATTTCCTCCGTTTAAATTTCCAATATATTCTAATTTATCAGGTGGATTACGACTATGTATGTGCTCTACTTTCCCGTATGTTTTTAGTGCATTACATAACATTTTCGAACCAGAACCTCCATACGATCAAACATAAAATACCTTTTTATTATCCATGTTATATATTATAACCGGTAAAAATAAAAAATTGAAATGAAATTACTAATATAAAATACTTATATCTAACCCTAGTCAAGACAACACAATGTCCTCATTACATACACTACAAGAAGAGACTGCGCAGCTATGCAGACATCGTGAGCCGTCATGGGAGTTGTTTCGCGAGACAATACAACCCCTTGTGTTTACAATCACAGATATGCGAAACAAACACACAGGAGTTATTCACGGAGACGTGTATACCATCGTAAACAATATAAAAGACATCGGGTGTATTGATTTTCTGGATTACTTGATGGTGTATCGTTTCTTGAAAGAAAGGCATCTACGTTTTGAATTGTATGACATCGGACGTGATGAATGTGGAGGAAGGTATTGTTATGCTCCTAACTGTCGTTATTGTTGCAGTTACAGCAGTTTGTTTTCGGAAAAAGGCGTGTTGCGAAGCAAATACAAACATAAATTTTCACAAAAAATACAACAATTGTTATATAGTTTTGATTACTCGCCGGAAGAAGAAATCCTTATGAAGCGACACACTATACAACAATTAAAAAAATCAGTCAAAGCAAATCATTTCCCTACAAAATCCATTTTAAATAAATCGCGAAAGTACGATTGGGTGCAAGCGTATATAGAAACTAGAAAGTGGGGGGTCAATACCTTTGCGTTGCGCTGCAGGTTGCCTGATGACGTAGCGTGGATTGTTCGAAGTTATCTCCAGGAATGAGGTACATCATTTACCGGGCATATACCAGGAGTCTTCATAGGAAAAGTTGTCCCACAATAACAACACGATTTTGCAGCTGAATTACCACGAGCTCGTGTGGAATAATGCGTTCTTTAATACATTTCTTTTTTTCTTGTGATGGGTCCATTACTTGTAAATGGCAATTGGAACATTCAAATGGAACGTCTAATCCTTTCGTACATCCTGGTCCAAATTTTAAGAAATGTTCTGTTTTATCTAATAAACCCTTATCTACAGAGGAGTCATTTTCGGTATTGTTCTGTAAATGTTCTAATATAATACATATTTGTTTTAATACGGAAGGTTTGATATCCAGATAATCTGATAGGTTATGCTCTAAGTGGTCTTTGGGTGTTCCAATCGTTCCATTTCCAAACATTTTGTTTAACCACGTATACAATATCAACGTTTTTTTTGGAAAAGCGAACTTTTTGTGAGCAAAATGAAAGTGGATGGTTTCTTGCGGTGATTGTTCCATAATAGTTTGTCTAGATATATATATATGTGATTTAACGTTTCAATTTTAACTTTATATTTACGATAATCCACTTCCTTTGGTAACTTCGTAATGAATATGCATAAATATTATCCAATCGTATATACTATGCGTAATTGCTGGAACTATGATAGAGTGTCCGGACACTATGTATAGCCAGCTAAAATAACCGCCTGCTAACGAAGCTAGGATAGCATACGTAGGGGTTAATGCGTGTACGAGACCGAATAACAGTACAGAAACACAGACTCCAATAGGTTCAGAAGTTAATTTAGACATTTCTTCTTGCACGATAGCTCTAAAGAACATTTCTTCACCGATACCCGCCGTGATTGCAAATAATAGAGCGCTAATACCTACAGTAATCGGTCGGAAGTCCATTCCAAATATGAATAATACACTCATACGGGTTAAAGATTTCAACTTTTGTATGCAAACATAAAAGTGGAATTGGTTAAGGATTATTCCAAAGAGCAACAACGGAATGGTCGCGAATATACCCGCGCAACCATCCATATACAAGGTATTTTTTTGAGAGATAAACCCTGGTCCTAACACATAGGCAAAAGAGCCTGTTGTTTGTTTTGAAAGCAATAGAGCAGAAAATCCATAGATGCTTTCAAGTATAGTTATTCCAAAGACCCTTTTAGCAGAGAAAGGTGTGTATTCCATATTAGTGATACGTTTCGTTCGATTGTATACAATTATTCAATTTTATACAATAGCAGGTGTTAAAGATTTCTACGTGTTTGTTTTCGTCTAATAATATTAATTTTTTTTGTGGTAGAATTATTTTTTCGCGGAGTTAAAATAATAAATAATTCATTCACATCAGATAAATAACTTATGGTATCTTCATACACCACGTCTGCAATATGCTGTATGTCTTTGAAATAATTATCGGTGTAGTCAAACTCCAAAATTTGCTCTGGAGTTATGGTAATATTAAACATCGATAGAGCGTGCAATTTATATGTAATTGCATTAAGTTTTCTATTTGTATTTATATAATTAACAATACTTTTTTTACTTAATGTACCTTTATTCAAAACAACCTTTTCTTTTTTAATATATTCTAATTCGTTATTATTCACATACATCAACGATACCCAAATATATTCTACAGGAGCTTTATAATAAATATCATATGATTTCTCTATTTGTTCTTGTTCTTCAAACCACCGTAAATCGAGGTCGTCCATTTGCTTATTATTCGAATATATGATATTATATATAACATAGCGTATTAGTTTTCTTCTTCATCTTCTTCTTCCTCTGGTTCACTATCAGACGAGTGATTAAACGTAGACTCATATTTTTGTTGATATGGATGATAATACCTGTTTTTTTCAAATTCAAAAGATAAATCAATATTGTGTTCCAATAATTCTACAACATTTTGTTGTTCTGGGAGGATACTTTTTTTCGTGGTTAGGTCGTGTGGACCATAATCGCGTACAGTTCGACCATGCGTACCTCTAGAAAGTTTCACCCAGCCAGGTTGGATACTTGTTTGATTTTCTTCCACTACTGGAGACATCTTGTCTGAAATTACATCGGCAAAACTAACTACATTTGTTTTTTTGGATGATTGCATAGGATATATGTCGCTTGTATAGTAAGCATACAAGTTATCTTTCTAAATGAAGACAATACAAGTAAAATTGAAATAATATAAAGCATATGTTGAAGTCCCAATAACATATTATATGCAACCCAACTACCCACCACCTATTCCTAGCATATGCATTTCTAGAATGTATTCCAACATTACTAGACGTGATGTAACCTCCACATTTGAATCTATTTTAGGTAAAGGATGTGTGGACCGCATAGATATGATATTGAAACGGGATGGTATGCAACCATATCAGTGTGTGTTCGTTCACTTTAATCCTTCATTTACACATACTACAAGACGTGCAGCTTATATTGCAGAGAGATTAAACAAAGGAATGAACATTAAAATAGTATATAATGACCCGTGGTTTTGGAAATGTACGATGTTGATGAAAAGTAATTAAGTATGTATTCGTAAAAGTATATGTAAAGGATAATATATGATGGACCCCACCGAAATAATGGTAACTGCGCTTGAAAATGGCGGAGCACAAGTCGGAGGAAAACTACACCGATTAAATAATCATACCTTAGAATACCACGATTGTACTAGAATGATATTGGACATCGGTAGTCAAATTGAAATATTGAGAGAAAATGGTTGGGGTCTATTGTATATTACTGCAAAAGATATTACGGTTACTAGTGACGGAAGTTATATGCTTACTCCTATGACCGATTTATTTTCTTGTGATGAGAACGGAATGATATTGATAGACCGTCCATTCAAGTACGATGAAACGTATATGGCGCCAGAACTAAAACACATCGATACACTTCCATCTAAAGTGTATTATACGTCTGCTTATTTTAGTCTTCAATCGTTGGTATTAAAAGTTATAGGAGTAGACACTCTCTCTCGTATATATCCTACTAAATTGTATTTCCTTATCGAAAGATGTTCGGTAGAAGAGCCGAAAGATAGAATATTTTTATTTATTTAATTTCTACTACTACATATATGTCTAAATCAAGAAAATATCAAAGGTATTTTCAACCAATATCCAAAGAACCATTTTCTACTGCAGGGACGAATCGAAGCCAGGGACGGGTAGGACAAACATCGTTAAGTACATCCTATACTAGAACACCTTTTATTGGAACATCTCCTGTGAACTACGGAGATAATTACGATAATATTGTATTTTCTTGTTGTAGCAGTTCAGCATCACAAGGAAAATCTAGTAAAACCACAAAAGGATTTTTATTGTCAACCGTGGAAAATCCAACCTCTGTCTATAACAGCACATGCATTAGCAATTGCAACAATAACAACATAGTAAAGGATTTCTCTCCAGAAAATAACAGTCAAAGTGTTCTCACACAGCGTAATCAAACTAAAAACTTGCAACAAAATTGGCCCGAACTAATAGGGAACGCTGGTAAATACTATACTTGTAATAGTTGTAGTTATCCAGACGGAACACCAGACCCCGTGAAAGGTGGAACTTCCTATCATATTGGAGGTAGACTGGTGACAAACGAACCATATGCAAAACGGGTGGCACCGATGTCTTCTGGAGAGTATATGCGCACACAATTTTTATACCAAAATAAAACAGAGGAATGCTGTACGTAGAAAATATTTATAATCTATCCATATACATTATAAATGTCTATTGTAGCTATGAATAAAAAACTTAAAGCAAAACAAAATATAAGCAGCAAAGAAACAGGATTCTCTCTTAAAGGAACAATACGCAACATAAGAGGGATAGGTGGTAACTTACAAAGTTCAGAGGTTAGAACTATATTCAAAGGTACTTCACCAACAGGTTATGGTGGTCTTCCGTCACGTGATACAAAAAACAGGATTAAACTAGTATCAATAACTGATGATTTTACATCCAATATTCTTAGTAACAATACTACACAGACCACGATAGAAAGTACCCCCACTTCTGCTATGACTACCAAAGGACTTTTATTGAGTAAAGTATATCATCCTACACAATCCGCAAATAATTATCTAGGCAATAGTGGTTGTAATAAAGATGGTGAATGTCCTACTTGGTGGGTAAAAGATTTTAATCCTTTGTCCAAAACACAAAGTGAATATATTAGAAAAATTAAAGTAGGGTGTTCTGACACCTCAGACGAAGACAATACTTCCACAGATAACCAACCGGATCCATGTCAAACTGCTTATTATTTAGGAACACGGAAAATATTAAAGAGTACTTACCATAATACTAGTTCTTCTGGAGCGATTACATCAGGAGAATTTACATCCACTAATTTATTGAGAAACAATTGTCTACCAACTCCTCCGTGCAAAAAACCATTTCCGTTTATTTTAAATAAAAATGGATGCAATACAGAATACTTAACGCCATTAGAAGCACAATTAGCCGGAGAACTGCCTGCGGATTGGAATACTTGTAGCGCTACCTCATCAATATACACTAAGAATCCATATATAATACCAGTCTAGTCTAGATGTCTTCTGGTAAATGTCTGAAACCGGTAGTAACATGAAACGATTGATATTCCACTACATCGTGTATTTCGAAACCACCGTTGTCATCGCTAAACACAATTTTTTTAATTCCACTTCGTTTGATTAGACTAAAACAATTTTCACACGGTGCAGAGTGTAATATACCTGAAGAGGATAATCTAACCACGTATAATGTTAGATTGGGAGTATGTTTAGGTTTATGATGTTTTTCTTTATCGGAGAACTACTTTAATATGCCTACTTCGAATACAATTTCTTATAGCAGCTATTTCAGCGTGACATGTATAGCATTCTTGCAAAAGGCCATCGCATGAATAATTTCTATAATTATTGAATCCTTTACCGTATATATTTCCATTCCCGTATATAACGCATCCGTGTTTAAATCTACAAGGTGATTGATTTGCTTGATGAATAGATTCCTGTATGCATTTTTGGTGTTTTTTCGTAACGGTCAATATAGCACTCATTGTTAATGTTAACTGGTATAAGATATAAAGTTTTATGTTGTTTTCAATATGTTAAAATTGTATAAAGAGAGAGACGTAATAAATAGAATGGAATGTATCCGAGTGTCTAAACTGTCTGCTGGTGCGACTATGCCAACGCGTGGAAGTCCAAGTGCCGCTGGTTGGGATTTGTATGCAAGCGAATCGTGTGTTATTCCTGCTTTCGGGAAAGGTCTAATTAAGACAGACCTCGCTGTGGCGGTACCATACGGTTATTATGGACGAGTTGCCCCACGTTCAGGTATGGCTTGGAAAAAACATACGGATATTGGTGCCGGAGTAATTGACTCAGATTACCGCGGATCGGTGGGAATTGTAATGTTTAATCACGGTGAAACTGAACTGGTTATTGAGAAAAAAGACCGCGTTGCACAACTGATTATTGAACGAATCAGTATGGCGGAATTTAAAGAAGTCTCTTTTAGCGAATTAGAAACCACGGAGCGTGGCGATGGAGGTTATGGTTCTACTGGAAATTAAAATAATTATCCATCTACTAGTAAATGCTGAACTAAATCAATACGTCCTTTTCGTAAATAAGATGTATCGATGTTGTTTATGTCTTGATACGACTTGTTCGAGCATAAAATTAAAATAAGATTACGATATAATCCGTAATCTTATTTTATCCAGCATATTGTTCCATGTCGTTTTATTGTATACTTCAATAGGTTGATTTTTATGCGGAACAATAGTTTCATCGTGCACTTTTTTAAGCATGATATCGACTTCATCTAATAATAAAATAAGTGGTTTTTGAGGCGTAGGATCAATCGTATGGTACATATTAGAAAAGCTATCACTTGGTTCACGCGGATTAAACGAATCACAAAAATAACATTTTAATTCACGTGCCATTAAATAGCATAAAAAAGTTTTACCACATTGTATGTCTCCATATAAATAGCAATTTACATTATTTTTTTCATTATATATTTTAATTATGTTATCATAAACCATTTGTTGTTGTGTCGTGAATGTTTTGTCACGGATATAAATTTTTTTTTTGGTGTATCTAAAATAACTATAATCGCCATTCCTATAGTAATAATCGACTGTATTGGTAGGTCCTTTTTGAACGGATGTAACGATTTGCTCTATTTTTTGTGTTGGTTTATCTTCACCAAATATTTCTTTTATTTTTTCTTTTTTGCACACGAGATACGTTTGTCCGTATTCGCAATCTGGAATGTAGCACATAAAAGAGGTATCTTTGGATAAAATATATCCACAAGGGTTAGATTCTTCATCATAATTAGTACATTTACAATCGCGCAAGTGTTTTCGTAATAAAATAATATTATCTTTTTTGAAAATGGTGTATAAATGGTAACGAAACAATCGTATGAAACAAACCACAAAAGGCCGAAGTATGGATAAGGTTTGTTCTGTATTGGCTATAAACATATACAACATCAGCACATAGCCTATTTTCTATAATTATGTTTAAATTAATTATAGAAGGTCAATTACGTAACATTTTTTTCGCGGTTCGAGCGATTCGTTTGTATTTTGGGTGTTTATTTCTGTAAGCTCTTGCTCTAATATATACAGCATAAACTCCTTTTGGATGTATTTTACAGGTGCGTTTTGCACAAATAGGGAAACTTTTGTTTGGTCCAAGAAAACATTTTTTTCCACACGTATGTTTCATAGCTGTACGTTGTTTCGCAGATGGAGCGAGTTTATTCCAACCCGTCCAAGGTACTTTTTTTCTAGTCCGCTTCATTTATTATACAATAATACAATAATACAAAAAAAATGAATTACTTTTGTATTATTGTACTATAACTATAATGAAATACGGTATGGAAAAGTGGTAAAGCTACGACGAAACCTTATTACACATACGTGATTATTCTGAATATTAAAGTAGAATAATAATAATATATGGATGAATTAAATAATTCAAATACAAACACATTTTTTAAATTGTACGGCAAAAATAACGAAGAGACGCGAGTTCCAACTCATACAAATAGTTTAGAAGAGAATAAAGGAGAACATGTAGATGAGTGTACAAGTAGCGGAACCCCGGAAGCATACGACATAGAAAACAACAATACACCTATTCATTATAGAAAATTAAATTACAAAACAGTAGAAAAAAAAATATATGCATCATACGACCACGATAGTAGACACAGGTATTCCTCTGCTCTAGATGTACTTGCTAGTTTTATAAAGGGACACAAAATTATATATATGGAATCTCATAGCCACACCGTAAATAAATTAAATGTTATGATGATTCCGTGTATATTTTTATCTGGACTGGTATCTGTAGTACAATCTCCGTTACAATGTTCTAAACATGGAGAGATTATATTGTCATCTTTGTCAGCAATTGTCGCGTTTATACTTGCTATCAACAATTATATGAAATTAGATGCGAAAGCAGAAGCACATAAAATTTCCTCACATCAATACGATAAATTGCAATCGTTGATTGAATTTCAATCAGGACAAGTTCTCTTGTTTAGTGAACCTGCGTTATTAAACCAAAATATTTCACAAGAAATCGAAAGAGAGATAAACGTAGAAAAACTATTCGGTATGAAATCCTCAAGTGATGAGGATGAAGAAGAAACTACGCAAAGAATTGTTGGAAAAGTAAAGTATTTAAATGATGCTAGAACAAATGCAGAGAATAAGTTAACCTACAATATGAAAGAACTAGTTAGACAGATAGATAACAAAATTAGCGACATAAAAGAAACAAATCAATTTATTATTCCCAGAAGTATACGATATCGATATCCGATCATTTACAATACAAACGTCTTTTCTATTATAAAAAAAATAGATGATTATCGTGTGAAAACCATCACTAAATTAAAAAACGTAAAAAATGAACTGCGGTATATAAAAGCCTTACAAAATAGTAGAAACACAGATATTACCGAAAAAGACAAACAACGTACAACTATATTATTCAAGCAAAAGACACAATTGATAGACACTATATTATTTTTAAAAACTGCATTTTCTCTCATAGATAGTATGTTTCAGCAAGAAATTTGTAACGCGGAACTCAGAAAAAAATATTGGGTTAGTTGGTATTGTTCTGTGTGTTTTGGATGTAGATTTAAACATCCCGATTATAAAAATCCCGAAAGTTGTGGTGGAGAAATATTACAAAAAATATTGCGTGCAGACAGACAATTTGAAATTATTAATACAGATTTTGAATAACTTATTTTCTTTTCGTTTTGTTTCGACGCTTGCCTTTTTTATGTTTACCTCGTTTTTTAGTCTGGCGTTTTTTTTTCATTCGACGACCTCCACCAAGACTTCGTGTTCTTCGTAGAGGTTCATTGCCGTCACCTGGCGTTGCACTAGGCGTTGCACTAGGCGTTGCACTAGGCGTTGCACTAGGCGTTGCGCTAGGCATATCTTCCGATTCAGAATCTGTATCATCACATTGATATAACTGAGTAACAGCAGTCCATAAAGCAGTCAAGAAACTCCTTTCTTTTTTGCTCGGAGTATTCAACCCGGCAGAACCATCTGCTTTATCCGCGTTAGGATTGGGTATTGCGTCTGCAGAACCAGATGCTCCCCATAAACCAGAAATATATTGTATTAATTCACACGTAATGCCAATTGGATTGGTTGATTGATTAGTTTCTCCCCGCTCTCTCAATTCATGTGAAATACGTCTTAGAGTTACTTTGGATATTGACTGTAACGCTTTTCCTGAATTTGACCAATCCAGGTCATCAAATTGATCGTAAACATCTTTGGCTATAGTAGCTCCTATGCATAGAGAAAGAGTTGCAACTAATTGTTGCGTAATCTTAAGATAGGCACGTTGCACCTCTACACAAGTCCTCATACCCGTCATAAGACGAGAAATTTCAGCCTGTGTAACCATATTACCAACATCGCAAACCTCATCCGGATGTGGTAAACCTCCTTTTCTTGCGATATTGTCCGCTACAGAATTAAATGTCGTACTTATAATTCCGAAATATTCAAGTCCTCCAAGAATAGATACAATATAAGCTAGCGCTGCGAAATCATATTTATCAAAATTTTTATTATTCGATACGGCAGCTGACATTTCTGGTGTAATATCTGGTTCATCTTTTCCGTCTGCGGATTCTTCATCCACACTGCCATCTACACTGCCTTCATAATCCGATGCTGCTGCGCCAGCAGCACCTCTCCTTTTGGGTCCACCACCTTTTTTTTTCCTACTTTGACGATACTTCTTAGATTTTTTTTTACGTGATCCACCGGACACCACACAACTACCTACTGGTAAATTTCCATTTCGGATATCTTTGCTAAGTGCTTCTATTTTTTTAAATTCATCAGTATTTAAAAATTTTTTTATAATTCCCAATTGTTCATTCATTTTACTTTTTACTTCCTGATTCAATACAACTGTATCAGTATCAGGAGGCGAGTGTTTCTGAATAAATTCGTGAAAGTCTGCTGTATTTGATACATCTAGTTCTTCTGGTATCACTTCAGTAGTATAATCGGACATAACTATATTGTATCTATAGAAATAAATATAGTTATTTATAGTGATAATTTGGAGATACGTTGTGTTAATGTCTCTGACTGTATGCGTTCAATCCATATATACGGGTCTTCTATAATTTCCACATCGTGTAAAGACAACTCTTTTACATATTTAGATTGTTCGTCAAAATCCATACAATTATCATTTTCGTAAAATTGTTCTAAAAGAACGTCTGAACGCCATTGAATAGATTTATTTTTGTGATTTTGTGTGCCGCCATACAAACAAAATTTCTTATTCCATTCGTGAGATGCAAAACAATAGTATTCCCAATGCATATTACAAGCTTCTTCTAAACCTTCTTGTAAAAGAAACCTAGCATATTTACCAGGGGGTAGAATGGTATGGGTTGCATACAAACGTCGTTCTTGTAATTTATGATAATATCTTTTGGACGGTTTACTGAAATGTGTTTCCATTTCAGTAACGGGGGTTATATTTGAACGTATGAAATGTGTTTTTTCATGTTCTATGCTGTGAATACATCTCGCCATTAAACAAGACAGTTCTAACTGTCCTATCGTTTTTGTAGATACACCACAGTCTACATCTATCGATTTCGACAACCCATATTGCAATAAAACGTCATATATGTGTTTTATACCGTATTGCATTACTGCAGAATTAAGATAATAACCAATATTACGCAAATTTTTTGAACGAATAGAACCAAATAATCCACTCAAATAAATAGGATATCCTTGCATTCTAGAATGATTTTTATATATGGTGGTTGGATAAATACAATTTGTGGTGTGATAGGTAATGTAATATGCAGTCGGACATACTGACAGTAATCTTAGGTTACATACAACATCCGCTAGATGCCTTTTAACGCGTGTGTTGTTATATTCTTTTATTTTGCGCGTGATATACTTCCCTATGGAATGATGAGAAATAGAGAAGAATTGGGTATATAAATTGTATAATATTGTGTCTATATCAGCAAATGTGTATATCAGTTCCCATAACCAGTAAAGACATTCGTGAATAGAACTACGCATAAGTATGCATTGTGTAAATGTTGCAATAACTTCATCCACCGGGTATAGATTTTCCGAAAGTTGTAATGTGTTCATGTTATAATTGTATGTTAAAATACTGCAATTATATCAAGTACATCAATTTTATCTTTTATAAACGTATATATATAATGGGTAAAAAAGAAGTTTCGTATACAGATTTAGTGAAAATAATGTTAACCAAAGCGAGAGAAGATGCTTCTTCTTTGGGCGGAAAATACAATCCAAAAGAAGCATTCAGCAAAGCTGCGTCAAGATGGAAAAAAGTAAAAGATGGAAGCGACCCAGAGTTTTCACAAGGAAAAACAACTTCTATGACCCGAAAAAGAAAAAGAAAGAAATCGACACCGGCACCAGGACACAAAGGTGCACCTTCTATCACAAGACAAGGTCATCTTGATTTTAGAACTGCCAAAGGGTTTAAATATTACCATAGGGACGGACATTTAGAAGACTACAACGAAAAAGGTGTAAAAGGGACACCTTATACAAAAAAAAGAAAAACCGCTCGTAAAAAGAAATAATAAAATGTAGTTTTTATATATTAAAACGATGCCATTTTATCGTGAAAAAAAACTGTTGTTTATTCATATACCTAAAACTGGTGGAACAGTAATAGAAAATGTCATAAAATCAACATGCAAGCAAGAATTATATAGTGGTTATACAAATAATATATTAGAGTATCCATATAATCAAAAATCATTACAACATCAGTTTTATAGCACGCTTTATAGATACCGACATAAATTACGAGTAGATTTCAATAATATTAAAATATTTTCTGTTGTTAGGAATCCATATGACAAAGTAATTAGTGACTTGTTTTGGTTTAGTAAGAAAATAAAAGTAAAACGGATACAAGATTTTTCTACTGCAGAAGAGGTATTTGATATACTAAAAAATAATTATTTTCACAGGGATGATTTAGACAATCACAATAAACCTCAGTATCAATTTGTTACCGACGAAAAAGGTGGGTTAATACCTAATATTAAAATATATAAATGTGAAGAACTAAATAAATTAAATGGAGAAATAAATAAGTTTATAGGAATGGATATTGATATAAAGAAGAATGATGTAAACAAAGATTACTCAAAGTATTTAAATAAAGATTCGATTCAATTAATAAATAAATATTATAAAAAAGATTTTGAATTATTCAATTATGCATACAGATAGGATTACACTATTATATAGTATATAATTGCGTAGTTATATTTTCTGTAATAGCGGATTTTTCTTGTTCGAATTGGTTTGCGATAGTAAGATAACTTTCTACATCACCGTCCATATAAAACATATTATAAAATTTCTTTCCTGTTTCAGATGTGATTAATCTTTGTTTTGGGTCTGGATGAATATTCATAACAAGAAGTTCACCAAAAAGATTTAGAAATTTATTTTTAGAATTATTTTTTGGGAAAAGCAAAGTAATCATACGTAAATACATTACGCTTAACGAATAGTTATCCCACGTATGACTATGTCCTATTAATTCCCAAATAAGAGTTGAGGATGGTTTACCCACATAGGTTTTCAAGTGTGTAATACACATATCCAAATATTGTGATGAAAACTCTCTAGGGAAAAACTCCAGAACACGGTTGTTGCTTACGTACAACGTGGCGATTGTTTCCACATCTTCATTAGTCAACGTATTTTTTGTTTCGTGTATTAGAAAACAAATAATATGAACGTCAACGCACCATACATAGTATTCCGGGACATATCTATAAAAATAGTTTCTTAAATTCGTCTCGGTAAGATTTTTGATAGGTATAGATATACCAAAATCAATAATACGGGGGTCATATGTGATCTCATTAAATAAAATGTTATCCAATTTAAGGTCAAAGTGTACTACATTTACTTGTTGCAGTTTTTCTAATGCCATTAATAAATATTTATAGGATTCTATAACCGTTATAATAATATCTTTTGCGGTTTTTATTTTTATCATATCTGTAAATCTAATTTCCTTCATGTAGGGAACTTCCATCGCAACATACTCATCTTTGTAATTTTTTATGATTTTGCATTTTGAAATCTCTTTTTGTGAAATCTTGCGTAAATCAATAGGACATTCATTAATAACAGGCAAAAAAAATAATGCATATGATGGTATATCTCTGACAATAGAACCAACGGTACTTTCATTTTCGGATTGTGTATTTTTTTGTTGTATTTTTGTAATAGTCTTGTCGCTATAGACTGTTTTACTATCACACGTGACTCCTGGATAAAAAGTGCATCCAAACCCACCTTGACTTAATAATTTACTCATATATAAGTCGCGTAGATTTTTATGTTGTATTTTAAATGTGAGGTATTTAATGACGTTTGCTGTATATAAAATACCTGTTTTTGTATGTTTTTTTAATCTTTTGAATAATTTGTTTAGCTGATAACGTAATATCAGCTGATATAATTCTATTAATTTCAACTCGCAAAAGTTGTGAATGTTCTTCACAAAACCAGTTGTATCCTTCCGCAGGTGTAAACGTTTCCAATTTCGCACATCGTGTAATGTGGTTATCCATCGCCTCTATCACGTCAATATCGGTGCTTATATAAGAACGCCGTATAGTGACTGAATCTGGTTCTTTATTCGATTTTTTATTTCGAAAATAATAACGACCTGCTTTATACATTTTGTCTTCAACATCGCCATCATAACCCAATTCTTTTAACCGGTATTTTTCTCGTTGTATACATTCCTGATTTTCATTACACCATTTTTTCCACGTATCTTTGTAATCCTTTCGGTCGTCATATTGATGTATTTTGGAAAATTCTGTGAGAAGATTCACAAAATCATCTGCGAGTTTAAAACGAAAGACAGACATCTTATAGGTTTGATACAACTAAATAGGATAAGTTTTTCATTTCATTTTTTTGCTTAATTCATATAAATGACGAACCAAGAAACGTATTCCATTATGACTATGCCTTTTTACAACAGTGTAGACCAATGTTACATAAAAGTCTTGACTTTGGACCGAATACCTCCAGATACATCTCCTCTATATACATTAGTCCGGAGGGTTCAACTGCATAAATTATCTCCTTTCAAACAAGGAACCGCGTGCAATCCGTTGCAAACATGTGGGAACGTATTGTTGAAACCATATGTTCGTTGTGAATATGCCACTTTACAAGATATACCGTTGTTATTTACGTGGTTTGCAAAAAATAACTTTACTATAGACACTTCCATAACACAAATGATACATCAATCTGAGGTTAGAATGTCCGAACCTATTGTGTGTTTTATAACACAAAAAAATTGAAATTCATCTATAGTATATATACTATACTATACTATAGATAATGGAACCTACAGAAACAGACATTAAAAACTATATTGAGCAGCTTTCAGAACAAGAAAAAATAGTATTTGAAATTGCAAAAACACATTTAGAAACATCGTTTGACGTTGTGAGAACCATCGGATTTATAGAATGGTTTAAACGTACAAAACCAGTTTAACCAAATCTAGGTTTTACAATATGTTTTTGAGTAAATCTCTTTACAGAAGAACGTATACTACGTAGTGTTTTATTTGCTTTACTATTATTTCCACCGGACATATTTGGAGCATAGTTGTTGGTTGGTTGTAAATTATTTTTTAGTTTCTTCGCGTCATCCATCATATTATTAAATTCGTTGTATGTCTTGGCTAATTCTTCGCCTTGGTGTTTTGTATATGCCAGAGTATCGCGCACTGTCTTTATTCCTCTTCCTGTCATCTCTCCATTTAAAGTTATCGTTGGCGCAATTATACCAGAATTAACCGCATTAAACCATTTGCCTAACGCAATCACCGCATCTACCGCACCTCCAAGACCTGGTACTTCAGCAACCGCAGCACTAATCGTGTCGATGGTTGCGTTCACCGCTCCTCTAGCACTTTTTACACCCATGTTGTCGACTGTCTCCCAAAATGTATCTGTTAATTCGTGAATCGTTGGTTTTGCAATTTTGAATATGTCTTTCAACGCATTACCATACACGTGAATAGTTCGTTCAAGCACTTTTCTAAGTTCAGGGTCACTCGCAGCATATGAAATTAATTCAGCTGTGTCATTTATGTTATTAAAAAAATTTGGAGCAACATCACTCAAATCTTTGTTTGCAAATTTGTCTCCTGCATATTCTCTGATAAGACTATGTGGAATCCATTCATCCAAAACACCTGCTGCATTTTTAAAAGCGTTTTTAGCGGTGTCTAATATTTCCGAATTTTGTGCGTTTTCTAACAATTTTGCACCAGGACTGTCTTTTGATGTTACTGCTGTAGTAGTTTCTGGTTTAGTTACATCTTGAGAAACTGTTTGAGGTTCAGATGTAGTATTCTCTCCCCCTCTATATTTACGTGTCTTTATCTTCATAATTTTTTTTTTATTAATTCTATTAGTTGTCATATGATATATATTTACACTTTTTTATCTTTGCTTGTCATCCACGCACTATACGTTAGTGGTTCTCTATGTGAAACCGTGGAAGTATCCATAATTTGTTTACACCATTTCATAGCTGTATCGCTTATAAACGATGGGGACCAACTACCTGGTGATTTTATTTGTTCTTGACTGTCCCATACATTAAGCGTTCCGCATTTTCTAAAATGATTGCAATTCTCAGGTATAATAACCGTTTTGTTTTTCGACGTGGGTTTTATGGTATTGTATGATTTAAACGTAGCAAAAGGTCCATCTAATTTTTTAGGTAAGTTTGTTTTATCCATATCTGTATCTGTATCTGTGGTATGTTTTTCAGATGCCTTTTCATATTCTTCTTTGTAATCAACACAAATAGATTTACATTTATGTACGATAGAATATAACTGAGCGGCTGCGTCTAATGAAGTATATGGTATATTCACATCACTCCAAAAATGAAATGCTGATGTGCTGGAATTATAACACATAATAACAGTTCCTTTGTCTGTTTCTTCTTTAATGTATTCACCAGAGAGAGATTTCACTCTCGTTTCTTCTAGTTCAGACAAAGGAATTTCTTTATACATTTCATAATATTTTTCAGCATAATTAGTTTCTTCCTGAGAACTGGAAACAACACGTGTATCTTTGTGAACACATCCTACAATAACAAAACAAAATATCCAGCTGGCAACAAGAATATATGACCCAGTCATTACAACCATAGTATCATTATAGTAGCCAATAGTATTATTCATCGTGTAATTAATAATACTATTTTGAAATGTTTATATTGTTTTTGTTTTTCTAAACTTAAATAATTCGTTCATTTCTTCTTCTAAAAATGGAACATCGTAAAGTTTAAAAGTATCTTGTTCTGGATATAAACATACTAGACATAATTTAGATACGGTTTTTCCATAATTTCTCTCTAGAATAGCTTTATAGGTATTGAGTTGAAGTGCATAGTGCCAGAAATTTGTATCTGGTAAATGATTTATACAATCCGTAATAGAATATGTTTCGTATGAGGTGTTCTTAATTATTCCTTTCGACCTTTTCCAATCATATATCATCAACGTGTCATCTGGCAAAATATACACCATATCTATAGCACCGGCAAGTTTTAGTTCCTCGTCAAATATAATCCATTCGGTTCGAAAAGGCTCAAAAGGATATGTTTGTGTAAAGTCCAAAAATTGACTATATTCTTTGGAATTGTTTTTAACCGGAATTTGATTGTAATATTTCTCAATATCATTGTGCAAATGAGTACCTGCTGAAGCAGCATTTGAACCACTACTCTTCCATATCTCTTTAATTTCCTCTCTTGTTTTGCCGAAATATTTATTTTTCTCCCATTTTGGGCTATTAAACATTTTTGTAATAATAGAATCTGCGTCGAACGCTTTGAAATGAGTGTGCACCCACGTAGTTACAGACATATAATCTGTATCGCCATCAATAGTATACTTGTGGGTAGGTTCATCAAATTGAATACGCAGATCTCTTGGATGTGTGTGTTTGCGTGAGAGAAATGACATAATAAATTATAAGGATACTGTATATTTATATTGTTATTCAACGTGTTTTGCGACGTGATTTGGAACGTTTTGACTTTGAATGCGATTTTTTTGAACGTGACCGAGAGTTAGAACCTGTCCGGGTTGAGGACCGAGGTGTGTGTGTAGAATAGTCATATTGTATCCGTTCATCTAGCGGCATAGTGTCGGATGGTCTCGACAATAGCTCCATTAGTTCATCATTATTCAACTGCATAATAATAATATTTTTATTATTTGCGTGTGCAATATCCATTATATCCCCATCATAAGACATTTCTAGATAACCGTTGTCTATAGTACCGTTTCCAGATGATATTTTGTATGTAGCATTTCCTTCTATGATAGGATTCATATGTAATAGGTACCTAAAATAATACAAATATGCTTACACAATACAATACTCGTACCAGATAATTATTTATAAAACTAATCTAGAAACAACGATAGCGTAATAGTATGTATAATATTTTTAACTATAAAATATTAAACTTACTTTGCATAATTTCGTTTATAACTTTTTCGTGCATTCCAAACGAGTATCTAAATGCAGATTATGTGAAAAGATTATTAATGTGTTATTTTGCATTAGACGCATACAACAATTATCTAGATATAGTATTACACCACTTGTTGTATTATTTTGTCACCATATACGAAGACTTTGCTCTAGTACACAAGTGTCTTATTATGGAGTGGTCCACCTTATTTTTACTTTTATATAAAGAAAAATATCCTACAAAATATCTCTTTGCGTGTTCTTGGGTATCGATACGGTTGATGTATATTCCTTACTATTTTTATTGTATACAATCCGAATTAGACATTTTATCCAAAAATATAGTAATACTTATATATGGGTTTCATTTTCATTGGACATGTAAAATCATGAATAAAGGGTTGGATACTTCATACGGGTTGTCTTCGTTACTTTTGATGGGTGTACCTTTGAATATGATGTATTATGTGGTTCCTATGGATAGCCATACCTATTGTATGATTTATATGCAAACACAAATTAGTTTTTATTTTAATGTGTTAAGATTACAAAATAATCATAATAGGTTATATTTAACTCTATATGCATTAGACACCACGATGATAACCTATATTTGTTTGACTTATTTAAACCTTCCGTACAAGATGATATTGGGTGTTACACATTTTTTAATAAAATATAACTATCCATCCGCTTATATACATAAATGTATATTTTTGTTTTCTTTTTTACATTTAGCCAATCGATACTCTGAGTTATGGTATATTTCTCTTGTACCGAACTATTTAACACAGTTCAAAATGAACCGGTTACATTATCCGACGATATACAATTATCTCTGGCACGGGTGTAGCGGATTATTGATAAGCTATACGTTGAAAAATAGAATATCATATTAAACCTTTATAATTTATAATTTATAATTTATCTAGACCTATATTATAAATGTTTAATATAATATGAGATTCGATGACGAATATTACCCACATGCATCTTCGGCACATCCTTATGCACTCCCGCAACCTACACCGCAGATGCAGCAACCACCACCGCCGTCTCTGCCGCCTTTGCCTCAACTAACGGATAAGTTCATGAAATCGTATTATTATGAGTTTTTAGATAGGTTCACTCCACAACACGATATGATGCATCCGGAGGTTAGTGTTGGACGTCAGTTCCAATATGATAATGAAGATAAAATATTTGATGCAAATCATATGCGTAATATGTCGCCAGAAAAACGAGAAGAGTGGGTTAGATTCTATCAAGACATTCTAGATAATAATAAAATGTACAAACCGTTTTATCCTAGACAACCATCATTAATTCCTCATGAGGACAATTGTTCGGACCGGCCGCTCCTTCCAGTAACAGCATCCAAGCTGCTAGGTATCCTGCTGGTAACAGGACTAGTAGAGGCATAAGCGGTATGCCTGGTCCTTACGGATTTACATACGGGGGTGGACCCAAATCGCGGGGGAAAAGAGTTTAAACGAAACAGCTCTTTCAACAATTATAATCTACATAACTGTTTCCGTTGTCGCTAAATCCAGCTCGTTGTTTACCGAGTCTTTTAGTAAAACAAAACCAATTGTCGGTTGCTTGCAAATTTTTCCATATTTGGTCGTTCGCATATATCCAATCTTGTCCGGTAGTTTCTAATAATGGAATATTTATTCTATATAACTCAATTAGTTTATCATAGTAATGATGATTTACGATATACCCCGAAGCGGTAGCAGAATATAATGTCCGCATTAGAAATGGGGTTGTTTCGCATACAAACCCATCATGTAAATTATAAGATAAAAAACATACATCAAAATCCGGTTTATGATAAAATAATTTTTCTAATTCTGTTTCTACTACGTCTTTTGACTCAATAAAATAAAAATCATCTTCTAAAATAAGAACGTTTTTATAATTTCTCTCTTTGGCGAGTTCTAATACACGTAAATGGGAGTATCCACAACCAACTAACCCATTATTAGGATTAAATACTGCAGGAAACCTTTCAGCATTTAATTTATATTTCTCTAATTCACAATTCATTAATTCTTTCCTGTCTTCTCGTTTGTCTAAGTTGATGTAAAATATGTGGTCTATATGTCCGGACATAATATATATTTCTACCAATAGAATATACTAAATATCACAACCCATTGTAAATAAAAAAATTGAAACAATCAAGAATGCATAACTTAAAGGAAGCACTAATAATCACTAAAGCATGGCATACAACGATGCTTTTATTAAGATCCTCGGAGAATTGGAAGATATTATGTCTCGACAAGGGGAACCGTTCAAAGCACGAGCATACCAAAAAGCATCCGAAACGATTATGACCTATCCAGAAGACATCACTACGATTACACAACTCGTTGGAAAACCAGCTATGGGTAAATCCGTAATGACTACTTTACAGGAATATATCGATACCGGGTTAGTCCAAACTGTTGAACGATACAAAACAGATCCGTTAAACACACTCACAAGAGTATTTGGAATTGGTCCTAAAAAAGCCAGAGACTTTATAGAAGAAGGGCTAGATACCGTTGAAAAATTAAAAAATCACCCAGAAAAACTCACCTCAGCGCAAAAAATAGGGGTAGAGTTTTACGACGATATCCAGCAAAAAATTCCTCGTGAAGAGATTGATGAATACAAAAACACATTCTCTCATATTTTACAATCAAAAAACATACCAGTTGGTACGCAATTTGAGATTGTAGGGTCTTATAGACGCGGAGCGTCGATGTCAGGGGATATAGATATTATTATCACCAACAAAGACAATCGTGTCGAGTCTTTTGAAAAAATGCTAGATGCGTTCATCCACCATAAAATTATCACACACATTTTATCACGCGGAAAGTCGAAGAGTCTTACTCTTGGTCGATTACCAGGTAAACCTGCGCGGCGTATCGATGTATTGTATTCACCTCCTGATGAGTATGCATTTGCTGTTCTGTATTTTACAGGCTCAAAAGCATTTAACACGGTACAGCGTCAAAGAGCGGTTGATCGAGGATATACGCTTAACGAACACGGTATACATCATTTCAAGAAAGGGGTGAAAGGTGAAAAAGTAGAAGGAAAGTTTACTACTGAAAAAGATATATTTGACTTTTTAGAGATGGCATATAAAGAACCACACGAACGAAAAGATGGACGGTTTGTAGGAACCAATTCTATAGCAGAACGATTAAACCAAATTAAAAAAAACGGTATATGTTCGTTGACCGAAAAAGAAATTGAGGAATTGATTCAAAAAGCAAATCAATCGTATTATGGTGGAGAACCACCATTAATGTCGGATGACTTATACGATATGATTTGTGATTATGTGTCCGATACATATCCTAAAAATAAAATGGCAAAGACAGGACACACCGATTTGAAGATGGATGTAAATGTAAAACATAAAACTAGTTTACCATATGAATTATGGTCGATGGATAAAATCAAACCAGATGGTATGTCATTAAACAAATGGACGTCTAAATTCAAAGGACCTTATGTGTTGTCTTGTAAATTAGACGGTGTGAGTGGACTATATGTAAGTCCAAACAAACTATACACACGCGGAAATGGGAAAATAGGTCAAGACATTAGTCATATGATACCATACCTAAAATTACCCAAAACAGAAGGGCTAGTTATACGTGGTGAAATAATCATAAAGAAAACCCTGTTTCTAGAAAAATATTCCAAAGATTTCTCTAATCCACGAAATTTTGTAGCAGGCGTAGTCAACCAAAAAATGTGTATCGTACAACGGTTGAAAGACTTGGATTTTGTCGCATATGAAGTCATACAACCGTCCTTAAAACCATCACAACAATTAGTGATGCTTGAGAAAGAATCGGTCAATTCTGTTCCTTTTGTAGTTGAACCGCGAATTTCTAATGAAAGTCTTTCAGATATGTTGATTTATTGGAGAGATATGTGCGAGTATGAAATTGATGGTATAATATGTGGTGATGATAATATCTACGCACGTACATCAGGAAACCCAGCACACGCATTTGCATTCAAAATGGTCCACACGGACCAAACGGTAGAAACTAAGGTAGTAGATGTGATATGGAATGCGTCAAAAGACGGGTACTTAAAGCCACGCGTTCAAATAGAACCGGTTGTTATTGGTGGAGCAAAAATAGAATATACTACAGGATTCAACGCGAAATTTATAGTAGACAATAGAATTGGAGCCGGAACGGTTATTTCTATCATACGGTCTGGTGATGTCATACCCTATATTCAAGAAGTCATACGCGGTGCAGAAGAACCTTTGATGCCATCCGTAAATTATAAATGGAATAGTACAAAGGTAGATATTTTGCTTGAAGACTATAAAACGGACGTTGATGTCAATCACAAAAGAATAACGTTATTCTTTAAAACTATAGGCGTAGATGGTTTAGGTGCAGGTAACATAAAAAAAATTATGGATGCAGGATACACTACTATCCCGAAAATATTGTCTATGTCTCACGATGATTTTATGGAAATAGAAGGGTTCAAACAAACGTTAAGTGATAAAATTTATAAGGGAATACTTCATAAATTTCAAGAAGCGCCTTTGCCGGTATTAATGGAAGCAACCAATATATTTGGTCGTGGTTTCGGCAAAAAAAAAATTCAAATGATATTAAGTGAGGTACCGGATATTATTGTTTGTGACTTATCTGATAGAGAGAAAATAGAAAAAGTAAGCAAAATTTCTGGAATGGCTGAAAACACATCTCAAAAATTCATAGATAAATTAACAGAATTCAAAGAATGGGTATATCTGGTCGGTATATCACAAGATAAATTACTATATAAACCAAATGAAGTTGTAACAACGATAGACACAAATAACGTATTGTATGGAAAACGGGTTGTAATTACTGGATTTAGAGACAAACATCTTCTAGAAAACATAGAACAACGCGGAGCAGTAGTAAGTAGTTCTGTATCTAAACAAACGTACGTAGTGATTGTCAAGGACCCGCAACAAGAAAGCAGTAAAACCCACGATGCAAAAACATATGGAGTACCTGTAGTATCATATCAAGAATTCATAAAAACCCATAATATCGTTTAGAGAACATAAAACGTGCAATAATTTATACAATAAATTCAAATTGAATAATATTTTTAAGGTTCATTTTAAGATGTTTATAAAGTGTTTTACGTAAGTGTGATTTTATGGATGCACGATTAAAATTATTTCCTAGAACTTTTTGTAAAATATTTGTGTATTCTTCACAATAACGTTCGTTCATCATACGATGCTTATTTTTTTCTTGCCATTCTACAAATTTACCCATAACTTGTTTTTCTATATTTGTAATTATATTGCCTAGTTGATCATTATGCAGAATACTCCATCCGTTGGCATCTTTGATAAAGAATGCATTTTCTTTTTGGTCGAACGCTTTAATAGGCAATTGTGCTTCTTTGTCAATAGGAAATAACGTTTTCAATATCATACACATACCGTCTATATAATCGTGTGTACACACAAATTGATAGTGTTCGTGTGTGATAAGATTTTGGTTGAGATAATCCGTCAAGGTAATAATATCTGCATAATGTTCGTTCAACCATTCATTTACATGAAGACGTTTCTTTTTAATAATCGCAAGTTGTGATAATTCGTTCACTTTTGCTTCTAATTCTTTGTTTTGTTTCGCTAGTGTCAAAATCATATCGTATAGTGTAGATGTATCAGGTATTGCAGTATGTTTTTCATTATTATCTCTTCTCTCCTTATTTGTTAAGTGAAGTAGTTCACAAGCAGAAACGTGTCTATCATAATAAATTTTCATTTTATATTGTGTTAAACAACAAGGACAAATATACTTTACTTTTTTGGGTGTAATTGACATTTTGGTGGATTGTATCATCTTTCCTTAAACTATATCAATTTATTATATTATATAACTATAAAATGACGCTTAGTACCGATGTAGAAGAAGACAACTGTTTTTTTGGTGCAACTGGATGCGTGGAGATAAACAAAGATACCCAGACTTCCGTAGTACAATGTGTATCCTGTTCAAATGTATGCGACGGAAATAATCCATGGTGTGAATGGAATAAAAGCATAACCACTCAAAAAAAAATATGGGGATTAGTTCGTCAAAATGCAAGTACATACCAAGATACCAAATCAGCGGTGAATGTCATAGGACCTTTGAGTGGTGTGTACTCCAATAAGCCATTAAATAAATTTGGTGGTGTCAATTGGAACCAATCCAGCGATCGTAATGTTGCCGGTATAGAACAACGTTATGTCCCTAGAAATCGAACCAGAAATAGACCGGGTTCTTCTGGAGGCGGAAAACATAGTGTTGGCGTAGATATAAAACATAATTCATACGCACGGTTTTTAGCACGAAAAAAAGCCAAAAACTTAACTACTTTACCAAACTTATCGTTGGGTCCGGATACAATTAATCTAGATAACCCAGTTCAAGGAAACAAAAATTATCTTCTAGGATTAAATAACTGTTATTATTGTAGTTAATTTTTTTCTTCTTTAATTATAGTAATGAAAATGTACTTTACCTCAAGAAAACTTGCGTCTGCCGGTAGTCCAATACAATTGCAATCAAGCAAACCCGTCTCCGCGATAAAACCTTCATTACGTTCCTCAACCAATAGATTTAGTTTAAATAAAGCCCAACCGTTGAAAGGTATGTCTTGTGGATGTGGAAAATAAATAACATATGTATCACATATGTATCACACGAATACATATGTTTTCCATCGTTTTTGGTTTACAAATACATACCTTTTTTTTATGAAGTGCTTTAGATATAGTGGAGTGGTCTAGTTTGTATGTTTGCGATATTTCTCTCATACTTGCATATACATTACACATACCGTCATTACAAATAACAATATATTTCCCCCGGGAAGCAAAATCTATAAGTTCATCATCGTTCATATGAGATATAACGATTTTTCTTTTAATTGCATTACAACGTTTAAAAATATCATAACATAGTAAGATATAATGGACACATTAAATTTAGATATTGATACATATACGCATTTTGATTTAATCCAGTTATTTTCGCTAAGTACCAAATACACCCCAAAACAAGTAAATGATAGTAAAAATAAGTTAATAAATCAATTAAAAAAAATCCAAAGTATAGGCACAGACAAAAAACTAAATATTCAAATGTTTGTAGATAACGCAGCTTCACGACTTATGAATAATGAACCGAAATCAAATTTTACTTGGTCTCAAAGAAAAAATAATATGGTGCCTGCCAGTAATGAGCATTATGTTATAGAAGATAACAATAGACTCGTTGGGAAACAAGCCAAGACCACCGAAGGAAGGCTTGGTGGAACCGATAATGTTCCTCCAGGTTGGCTCAACCCTATAAATGTAAGAAGCACTCATTCAAGTATTAATATAGATTCGCGTTTTAGAAAAGATTACAACAAAACAAGTTCATCCGACTATAGTTTTGATTTACCTTATATTCAAAAAAAAGTCACAAATATACGGATAGCCTCGTTAGATATTCCGATGTCTTTTTACGGTGTCTCTAGGGAAAGAGGTGATGCAACATTTATAATAACCACTACATATGAATCTAATAGTATTACCAACCATCCTTGTTTTAACCAAGACAATTCAACAGAAGTATCCTCTTTAATAGATATGTCAGATCCATCACGACCAGTTTTTATATCATTAGATTCTATTACTTCAAATACCATATTTACATATGGATGGTTAATTGTCTTACCTGATGGTAATTATGAAATGCAATGGCAGAAGACTAGTGCCGCAGCTGATATTAGTATAGCGTTGAACAACGCGTTACAAAGTGCTAAACCAGGAGTTTTATTGGACGGTACCGGTAAATTTCTATTGTATGATATAAGTGATGTTACTTTTTCGTCTAATACAACGTATGGAATAGATCCAACGGTAGATCTATGTTATTTAGTAGACCAACCTTCAGGACGTTCTATTTTTAGGATTCCTGATAGTGTAGTGGATAGTGTGCCTTCTGTATTTACAGAAGGTTATCATATTCGTTTTGCTACAGATCAAGGAGGCAGTTTGATAACCGGTGTAAATATTCAATTATATTTGGGATGGCAACTAGGATTTCGTGAAGGAGGGTATATTTGTCAAGATTCCACAACATGCATATCTGAAAGTGTGTGTTTGATATCAGGACCAAGAACTATGTTTATATCCATCGAAGATGGTGTAAAAAATTATGGCGGTGATTTAGTGGTTGCATTTACAGAGTCTACTATGCCGGAACCAATTATTACACGGATAAATTTAACTCAATCTATGAATCATGAGAGAGTGTATAAGATTGCTGGCGATGTAGGTTTAGAGACACAATTGAATCGTATAAGAGAATATTTTGGTCCAGTTACTATTTCTAAATTTAAATTTAAATTGTTAGATGAATACGGTAGGATTATTTCTTTAAATAAAATGGATTGGTCTATTGTGATAGTTTTTGAAAAGTTGTATGATTAACTCTTTGTCTATGTGATTAATCCTTTGTAAAAATCTCTCACTTTTGTATTAATCTTTATTTGTTTATAATTAAAGTCTGTAAGATATAGTCCTTCCAAATCGATGACCCGTGATAACGCTACATAAGTTTGTCCGCACTCAAATATACGCGATCCTACATCGATTTGGGCGGTTTCCAACGTTACTCCTTGTGATTTATGAATCGTAATAGCCCACGAATATATTAAAGGTAACTGTTTAATGCATACACCAGGGATAGTTTCACTCACCCAACTGTGCGGTTGTACCGACATTACAATTCCGTGTCTAAACTTCACCATAGGATAATTACCATCACCTGAAAATCCTACCACGATACCTTGACTGCCATTAATAATAGGATGTTCTCCATCTTGGTCTAAATTAGCTACACACATCACTTGTGTTCCTATTTTAAGTTTAATCTTATTATCTGCAAGTAATGCATTTGTTAATGTGTGAAATTCATTTTCAAAATCACTTGGTAATAATTGTTCTCTTTGTTTTTTTTGACTACTGTTAAGATTATCTATATTGTCAACGCTTTGCATATTATATACATATTCTTTTGTGCCAGATAATCTGGTGTATTCTTGTATGTTTACTGCATCCGCGTGGGAACGCATAGGAAATAGTATCGTCGGTTTAATTTCTTCATTTGGAACAATAATTCTTTTAGTAAGAGCTTGGATAGTGCTTTGTGTAATTTTTCCTACACGTATTTGATTTAAAATTTTTTTATAAGCATCGTTGTTTTGACGATGTATGGTGGTCAACTCTATGACGGTGTGAATACAATTGTTCCAATTATCACTTTCAAAACAGAAAGCAGATGTGTCTGGTTCCTCTACATTTCCTACGGGCGGTAATTGATAAAAGTCCCCAGACAACACCATTTGCATACCTCCAAATGGAATATCGCGTTTGCCCCTTGAAATGCGTGCTACAATATCGATGATGTCAAATAGCTTTTTTGACATCATACTTACTTCATCTATGATTAGAATGTCTGTCTCTATCCAAGGTTTTTTTTTATATTTATTGCGAGTGATTTTTCTAACGATATCTTTAATCTCTCCACATGCTCTACCGATACCTCCCCAAGAATGGATTGTTTTTGCTTTGCATTGTAACAATACTGCCGCACACCCAGTAAGGGCGCATACTTGTATTTTTTTGTTTTGTTGTTCTGACCATTCTTTCAAGTGGCGCAACAGATAGCTTTTACCGGTACCACCAGGACCAGTCAACAGTATATTTTCGCCCAGTTTAAAGGAATTTACTGCGGTTAGCTGTTCTGTAGAAAGTTCCATAATAGTTAATAACATATCATCGATCCATTAATAAGTATCAATTTTATATATATATATATATTATGATTATTATAGATAAATGGAACTGTAGATTGGGTAATAATATACAACAATTAAGAAATGCAATTGTATTATGCATGTTTTTAAATTGTAAATTAACACATACGTGTACGTTTCATCCATATTTGGACCTAGATATTCTTGTTGAATATTTTTCTAAGAATCCTGATATAGATAGAACTATAAGATCACGTTTTTATAATCCACCCATGTTAGATGGTGTACCGTCGGATATATTCATAAATAATATAAAAAAAGCCATTCCTTTGTTACAAAAATGTTTTAGAATAAAAAATATCACACAAATATATGATAAATCAGTACTGGTAATACATATTAGAAGTGGAGACATATTTAGTTATAAACCTCATCCATATTACACGCAACCGCCATTATGTTATTATACACATATAATAAATTCTGGATCATATAAAAGAATAATTATTGTTTGTGAAGACACAAAAAATCCAGTAGTAGGTAAATTACTTACATTATATCCTAATCTTTGTGAGCATAAAATACAAAGTTTAACTGAAGATATAAAAATTATATTAGGGGCTAGTATTATTGTATGTGGTCACGGTACATTCATTCCATCACTTAGCTTGCTTTCCAAACACGCACAAACTATAATACATACTCATAATTATAAACACGAACTATCTGGATATTATGAAAAAAACAAACCTTGGGAAAATACAGAAGAACAAAGACAACTTATGTTAGATTATACATTCGAATAATAGAATAAAAGTATATATATGGGAAACTTCTTGTGAAGATAGATAAAAAATATTTTAGACCGTGTGAAGTAGACTTTTTATTAGGTGATGCAACTAAAGCGGAGACAAAGATAGGTTGGACACGAGAATTCAATTTAGACAGATTGATTGATGATATGATGGCTTGACCGCACACACACGATATATCCTAACGTGTAAACATATGGTTCGATTATAATATAAACGCATATATTATAGTATATATAATGGGCAACAAATGTCTAGGTATTAATGAAAATAGAATAGACCAAAACATTCCGCTAGACCTAGATAAAAAACTAGTTCCTAAATACATTCCACAAATTGAAAGAGGTCGTGTACTGTATGTATATGATGGCGATACTATTCATATAGCTGGACGTGTAAAATACAATCCAGAAATATTTAAATTTTCGTTACGTCTTAACAGGTTGGATTGTCCCGAAATGACAAGCAAAAATTCAGAAGAACGTGAAATGGCCGAATTAGCTAAAAAATATATTCAAGACCGTATAGAATACAAATTTGTAGAGTTACAAAATGTAAAATTAGATAAATATGGGAGATTACTAGCAGAAGTATTCTGTAATGGTGATAACATTAATCAAGAATTAATTGACAAACACCTAGCAGTAGAGTACGATGGGGGGACAAAGAAACCACCTTCTTCATGGAAAAAATACTATGAAGAATGTCATTAATTACAAAGAACCCTGGCACATCGAATATAGCAATCGATTGTTAAAATACATAATAAATGGTCCAACAATATTAATCAAAGCCACACCAAATCCTATTTCACCTTGAAACAAGAGATAAAAAGACTGAAATGCTGCGATGACCATTAAAATAAATGCAAACACCATTAAATAATAAAAAAATACACAATATTCACGACTGTATGGAGAGAAAAAAGTGTCCAAGCCATTTTGCGCCATTATAATATATGTTGAGATTTAATTACTTATTAAAATTTTCTTAAAATTATATAATATAACTTATTATATGAGCGAACCATACAATAATAAAATCACGAAAATGTATTTGGAAGAAACACCAGATGGCCGAGGTTATATTTCTAGTAATTATATCCATAACACGTTTGTCCCACCTATTATAAGAACATTTACATTATCGTGTGAGGTGTTTGGAAGATTTACACACACACTAGATATATCTAAACTGAAATCCGCACAAGAGATAATAAATTGTGTTTTAACCAAACTAAGAGAGATTTTAGTCAGCAATCATTTAGATGTTCTGGCATCTACATTAAATAATCTATGGTATAAATACCACGTGCATGATTACGATATATACAATATATACAATATGTTACTGGAAGAGCGTGAATATTATATATGTAACCACAATCACTAAACTATATAGCGTGAATACTATGAATAATTAATGACATCTTATAAAAATGCATATATTTCATCTAGATAGAAACAAATATATTCAAGACTTTCATACCACTACTGAAAACAAAGAAATATACGGAGAAATATTTACACCATTCATGCTGATAAATACTATGTTGGATATGATGGACCCACTAATATTTTCAAATAAATCGAATACATTTATGGATTGTGGTGCTGGTACAGGATTTTTCACGATGGGTTTATATTGGAGATTGTACGATGGATTAAAAGAAAGCATTATATGCCCGGAAACTAGAAGCACACACATCATTACAAATATGATATACATGTCGGAAATACGTGATGAAAATATTGTAAAATTACAAGAACTGTTTGGAAAAGAGGCAAATATAATAAAGGGCGATTTTCTCTCTTACAAAGAGAAGCAGTTTGATTATATTATAGGAAATCCTCCATACAATTGTAATGGTATTAAAAAAGTTCCTACCAATAATTTAAAAGATAAAAAAAAAGATGGAAAAACCATATGGATTGATTTTGTAAAACATTCTGTAGATATATTGAAACCGAAAGGTGAATTGATTCTTATCATACCTTCTATATGGATGAAGCCTGATAAGCAAAAAATGTACCAGTTTATAACAAATTATAAAATTAAAAAACTTATGAGTTTTTCAAATACAGAAACAAACACTTATTTCAAAGGGCACGCACAAACACCAACGTGTGCGGTCTACCTTCAAAAACACAAAAATGATTTTACGGTAGACATCTATGATAAAGATTGTAAAACATACATTACATATCCATATTATAACTTTGAACCTTTGCCTGTATTTGGTGCTTCTGTGGTCGATAAAATACGCCGCGGAGAAACAGACCAGCGCCTTGATATCATTAAAACCAATATGCCTCCGAAAAACGCATCTTTATCTAATAATAAAAAAGATACACATCCATATATAAATATTAGAACTGCAAAAATACTAGATAATGATGTGCGTTTGGTTACAGAATACAGTAATATGAAACTGTTTGGATACGGCAAAAAAAAACTGGTTTTACCGCATAAAATGTACGGGTTTCCGTTTGTAGACACCGAAGGCACCTATGGTATAAGCAATCGAGATGTCTATGTTTTATGTTCTGAAGACGAGAGATATTTGGAACGTTTGGCAACATTTTTCAAGACAAAAACCGCTTTATATTTATTTGAAGCCACGCGATACAGGATGAAATTTTTAGAAAAATATATATTCGATATAATACCGGATATTTGCAATATGCACGATTTTCCTATTGATATAAATGATGATACTATTGCTGAATATTTTAAATTAACTGAACTTGAAATAAGATCGATTCAAACCTTACACAAAAAACAGTATACGTTTCATTATGGAATTACATAGTGGATAAATCCTAAAATTCCAAAAATAAACAATAAAAACCGTTCTTCACGGTTTATCACTACTTTGGATTGAAAAGGATTAAATATCATAATTAAGATTGCATTCATAAATAAATCGATTACGTTAAACGTATTGTCTTTGAATTCTTTTAAAAAATCTATGGTATCAGTGTTCCATTTTAATAATTTGGCTATATTGTAAATAAATGTATTGATTATATAGACAAACTTTAATATTACTATTACATATAAAAAAATTTCATATACATATTCCTTATACATTTAATATATAGTTATATATTTTAATCATCATTACGTAAACAGATGATACAAGAATCACATCATACAACACCGCTTTGTAGCCCACACGTGAAAACCATTTTGTGAAAAAAGAGTTTTTGTCCCCAAAATATAGAAAATATACCATAAATAAAGAAGACACAATCGTGGTTGATAATATTACTGCAAGTAATTGTTGTGAATTGTCTTTTTGGTTTAGGTTTAAAAACTTCGCTGCATACATCGAAACAGACATATAAAAAGCGATTAAGAATATATCTAATATAAAACTGGATATGGCATTTTTATAATAATAATTATTTACTAAATCCGGTGCTTGAGAAATGTATGCAGGTATGTTTAATACATACACGTATACAACGGTGATAAACGAGAGAGATAGTATATAGGCAAAACTTCGTTTAAACCATACGTTCATTTATCTATGTTTCTATAAAAATTGATTTTATGTATATCAAATAAAAACACACATACACTATGTTATATATCGCAACTACCCGTTTTAATACAGAGACGTTAGCTCAAAACGTCAGATGTAGAGAGAATAATGGGTTGCAAGGTTGTTTATATGGAACTCCAACTCGTATAAAAGATGAAATACCTGTAGGAGCAAGCATCGCCATAATAGAAATGCAAAACGATAAAAATGAAATTATCGGTGTAGGGTTTATCCGAAACCATATCGTTAAACATAAAAAATATAATGTGTATGAGTGGGGAAATTATAACCGATTCATATACAAAAGCACATACAGGATTGATCGGTCACAGTTTACCGAAGAAGAATTAAAAGTAATACATATTTTAGATGTCTTGTTATTTAAAGGTTCAAGACATCTAAAACGCGGACAAGGTATCCTAAGTCTCCCAAAATGGATACAGGAAAATAAACATATTTGCTTTGAAAAAAAAATTGTAGAAATGTTTCGCCGATGTTTTAAAAATAAAACGCCCTAATATATTATTGTTAAAATTTAGAATATACAAATAATGAATAATTATCGCGCGTATGGTGTTGAGGTGTTGGATATATTTTTCGGAATTCATTATGGATTGGAAGCCAAATTATAGTAATACAGGCTGGCGTATGGTCTGCATGAAACATAATCCACGGTACAGATATCCTAAAATCCATAGATATAATAAGCCATTCTTTGTTGCAATACGCACACAATTCTTTGAATTTTGCACACTCTCTATCAATTAAACACACAAACTCCGCAATATTTTCTTCTGGGGTATTAACAATACCCCAAAGGGTTTCTAATCCGACTTGATTCATCAGATTCATTACATCATGTATCAATACTGTGTATCTGTGTTTTTTTTCATTCGCATACAAATTTTCAGACAATTGTTTTTTTTCGGTTTTACCTAATATATAACGGATCCTTAAGGGTTTGGTGTCTTCTAGGATAGCTACTTTTCGTCTTAGTACAGGATATTCATGATATTCCATATGTGCCATAAATTCATAAATGTCGGTCAGATTTTGTGCGGCGTTGATTGACTCGGGCTGTCCTGTCCTTTGCAATCGTTTTGCAATTTGCATGACCATTAAATAATCTGGCATTAGTTCGGTATTGCACTGTCCATGACCTCGTCTTGTCAACGGACCATCTTCATCTAGTTCTGCATTCATAGAACGTTGGTATTGAAAGAAATGTGGATTATGCACGATTCCATTATCTACTTGACCGGTTCTCCAACTAAATGCGTTATGACAACTTACACACCACATTTGGTCGCAACCATCAATTTTAGAAATGCGTTCCCCACACGAAGGACACGGTTTTGTTTGTGATTTAATTAAAGAAGCGGTTTCAACATCTTCCGGGATGCAATCGTGTTCTTCTTCTTTCACTTTTAAACAAGCAGAACAAGTATAATATTCACATAATCCACATTTGTAAGATGTACTTAAAAACCCACGACAGTTATCTCTCACACACGCCATCACAAATTTACGTGATTCTTCCTCCTCGTTTTCTTCTGGGTCCATAATCTTTCTTGCCCGTTCTTTTAAGGTGTTTTCTTGGTATTTCAGCGATTTAATCGCATCTCGTACAAGTTTCATTTCACTATAAGTATCCTGCAAATCCTTGTGGCGCATCGCATCCGGCATCGTATCTGGAAGCTGACTTATTGCTTTATCCAGTAGAACCGATACACGATGTTTTTTATAATCTCCACTTAGAAAACTTCTATTCAGATTATGAATGATAAATTGTTCGGTGAAGACGGTTTTGCATTGCATACAATTCGCTTCACTAATCGTGGTAAGTAAATATTGACGGACACAACTTTTACACGCTGTAAATTGACATTCCATATTTTCACAAGTGATCACCGTATTTTGTGCGCGATTATATTTTTCGCAGCAAATATAACATTCGGTGTTAGTAATGGACGCCATCTTAATATACTTGTATGAATGGATTAAACTATATAAATACAGTATTCAATTTTTTATTAAAATAAATTAAAAAACTATAGTCATTGATAGTATGAGTGACTTGGATACCAATATTGATAATTGGAGTATAGATGATTTGCTAGACCTATTCGGTTTGACAGAGGACAATCAAACCACACAATCGATAGAAGAAGTGTCCGGACAACTCATAGAAAGTTCAAATGATTCTGGTAACGATACTATTGCTGAATTTATAAAACAAGCTAGAGATAAACTTATGGAGAACTTGAGTAAAGAAACAGAAGACCCTTCCTTCGCAGAACAAGCTACACAACAACTGTTAGAATGGCGCAATAATCAATTCATCACACAAAGCGATTCCGTTCAATCGAATAAAACCACCTCTCGCAACAATAAGGTACAAACGTTTGACGATGGAACGCATTTTCAAATGAAACGAGAACAACTTGGTGTAAACCAATCATATCCCTTACCTATTATGCAAGGTACCATTAATCCAAATCTAAAAAATATTGTAGAAAGAACCGTTTTAATAGATAGTCAATATCGACCAAATATTTTACCATATGCTGCTTGCGATGTGAATTCGCCTTCTTATAATACTAATTTCATTGTGGATTTATCTGACCCTCTACAAAATGTAATATCCATGGAATTGTATTCTATACAAATACCTCAGTCTTGGGCAAACATATCGTCTGCGTTGGGCAACAATATGGTACAAACACAAGATACTTCCAATACTATGATTAGTTTTACTGTCCCCGACGGATTTTATACGATAGACACCTTTTTCTCTTCGCAAGATAGTGAAGGCAATCCTTCTCGTACTTTATCAAACAATAGCAACAGTATAGTGTTAACCTATAATACCGCCACAAATCGCGTAAAGGTAACTTCGGCTAATACGGTTGTATGGTATTCAGATAACACCATAGACAACTCTATCAATAGTTGTTATTGTGTAAATACTCATTTTATCAATAACAATTTAGGATGGCTTCTAGGTTTCAGAAATACAGATTCTTCCAATAATTTAGTATCGAATAGCAGCGAAACTGCTGATGCAGCACCTAATTTTAGCGGACCTCAATATTTTTTACTCAGCGTAGACGATTATCAACAAAACAGATTAAATAAGAGCATTATAAGTACGGTAGATAGAACCTCGAAACCAGATATGCCTGATTATACCTCCGCAGACAGTTTTACACCAGACGCAACCGGGAATTGTGTTGCGGCAACGACCGCACCGCGTCAACTCACGCAAGCCCAGCTCTACACAATCAATACCATTTACAGCAATCGAAAACAAAATAAAACAAGACCATACGCACCAACGACAAATAACGTATTGTCGGTAATTCCGCTACCCGCCAGAACCGCTATTACTTCTGTGAATACACCATTAGTTTTATTTGGTGTTAATTTTCTTATAAATGCACGAGAATATTTCGGACCGGTTACCATAGAAAGATTAGGGATAAAATTAGTTGACGACAAAGGAAACCTGGTAGATTTAAATGGTCTCGACTGGTCTTTTGTGTTTAGAGTAAAACAGTTGTATCAATATTAATTTAAAATTTTTGTTTTAAAATTCCGAATAAATCGCCAACTAATATTTGTTGGTTGGTAATGATTTCTAATTGCGTGTTATAATACCTATCTAGGTGTGTTTTTTGTTTTTGAAAGTTTCTTTTTAAACAAATAGCAGAATTTTTAAATGCATCAAGGGTTTCTTTATTGGTAAGGTCAATCTGTTTATTTTCTAATACCATACGGAAAAACTTTGCTGCAATTGCGATACTATCAAAATGTTGCAACAGATTATGAATAAACATAACAGGAATATTATTACGTATTTCAAATTGAAAATCATCTTTGTTGCAAATACCAGTATTCAAACTAACAAATAATCCACACTGGATATCACTATTGGAAGGGTTGTCGATATCGTTGTAAAATTTATCAATTTCAGATTTTTGGACGTTTCTGGAATAATTTTTAGTTTCTATCATCATAACCAATTCGTTGTGACATACGATAAAATCGCCACGGTGCGGTTTGCTATGTGTATCCTCGATGTCTGCATTTGGAAATAGCATATTCAGTTTTTCATACACCATACATTCACCATCTTTACCTTTTAAAGAAGAATTTTGCTGTCTAGAGAGACGCATTTCATAATCATTTCGAATATCTTGCTGTTTTTCATAATGTTTGGTTATAATTTCTTGGTGAGTTTTATCCATTTCCACCATTCTCTCTGCGTACCGTTTTTCTACTTCAGTATGCAGAGTATTCATTTTAGAGAGAAGTTCAACATTTGTATTTTGTAGAGAGGTAATTTGTTTTTCATATCGTTGACGTTCAAGATCAACCGCACCTTCTATCATAGAATTCTGAATTTTTTCATTTGCAGTTTTATATTTAGTAAAGGATTGTCGTTCTTGTTCTAACGATTGGGTTAAAGCGTCTAGTTTAGAGAGATGTTCTTGTTCGATACATTTGAGTTTGTTTTCCCATTTTTCATTATCCCATAATTGTGTTTTCATCATACCTTCCTTGTAAAATAGCATTCCTAGTTGGATGACTTGGATTTTTGTTTCTTCCTTCATAGAAAAAAAATCGGTTATGCTCTCTTCATTAGGGATAAAAGTTTCTATGAGTTCTTTACGATGACCCGACATGTATTAATAGTCTCTATTTAGTTTAAGTATATTTAGACATTTGTATTGTAATAGAAGTTTTTTTGTATGAAGTGATTATATTATATAATGAACTGTAACCGAATACTAGATACATACAACCGTCCATACGCACAAGGAACCGTGAATCCTGTAGAGAGAGAAACGATTACGTATTTGCTTGTTGTCAATAGCAAATTTAGACCTATTCATAACTCAAATATAGTAAGTTTAAACTGTGATTCTTTTCTTAGCAAAAAAATGTTTGCTTCACAAAGTTCCAAAATAAAGGACCTCATATATTCAAAAGAGTATCCTGAATTGTATACGTGTGCTAGAAAAACAGAATTATCCCCTTTGTCTACAAACTCAGGTTACGTAGACGACGTGTCAGATTTTACAATTGAACTTCAGGAACCGTTCGTAAACGTTATTTCTTTGAAGTTTTCTGGAATTGAAATGAAAAAAAGTTATTATCCTATTTCTGATTATTTAGGAACGAACGTGTTTACCATAAGAACGTTCACGTATAATTCTACCGACGGAACTGTATCTGACGTGAAAGAGAATATTATTTCCTTATCCGAAGGTGCATACACTGTATTTCAACTTTTGGACGCAATTAATGGTATTTTATTGTCTTCAGACGATGCAACCGTAAATGCAGTTGAACTTAAATATGACTGTTTGACAGGAAAATATAGATTTGTAGTGAAAGATGATATTGACCCGCCTGCTGGCACAAAATACGGATTTCAACTTTGCTTTTCAAACCCATATTTCCCGAGCCGAAAACTATATTATAATCTGGGATGGATGATGGGCTTTAGAAATCTAGTTTATACGATGAACGAAAATTATAATCTAGAGGGAAGTCCAACCCTCCGCGAAGGTATGAACGCCGAAGCCCCGGCAAATCTTAAAGGGACCAGTTATTTCTTTATTGAAGTAAATGATTTTAATAATAATAATCCCCCTGTAATCAATTACAATTGCAATACCGAATATTCTTTTAATCTTCGAAATATTTTAGCAAAAATTCCCAACACTCCAGAACTTGATTATATAGTAATAGAAAATTACGTAGATAATACTTTTAAAAAAAGACAATATTTTGGACCTGTGCGCATCCAAAAGTTGAAATTCCGTATATTAGATGATAACGGAAGACAAGTCGATTTGAATCATAGTGATTATACTCTCAATATTGAAGTAGAAACACTTAATCAATTATGCTAAATCTAGATTACCTTCGATATATTGTTGCTTTAATTGCGACATAACCGTTTTTTTTTGAACCGCGCGTTGACACTCCATTAATTCTTCTATGCTAATTGCTACATGGTTGCTCGGCGCGGTATCTTTGGTTTCGTATATAATCGGTTTCAACATCGTGCACGTCCCGTGGGCGTTGCGTTCGTATCGGTTCATTTTATCGCGGTACAATTCTACCGCCTCCTGAATAATATCTAACGCATTTCTCCAATAGCCATAAGACATCGTCCTTGTTAAATCCGGCAAATATACAGAGACGTGTATGTCATAACCAAAGAAATTTTCTGGGTCGTAATGATAAAAGGTAGACCCTATGCTAAAAGGATTCAACACACTTCGCGTAATGATTCGTTGACACGTCGGACAAGTTATAGTAGAAGTTGACATAGACATTATATCTTGCAACATATGTAAGACAGAATGCGCTTTTTTTTGCTGCTGGAGGACATCGTGTAATCCATTAAAATTTAACATATAATTTGTCCGTCTACGATAGTCGCGAGCAAAGGCTTCCATCTCATCAGTAATGGTCGTAGTGATTGGAGCAATAGGGGATTGAAGATATTGCATCCGTTGTTTCGCTAATTCAAAGGTATGTTCGAACTCCTCCACAAAGGAATGAAAACAGTCTAATTTTGTTTTCAAAATCGTGTTTTCTTCTTCTAATTTTTGTAATCGCCATTCTCGGTCATGAGATAACACCACCGATAGTGCTTTTTCGGTCCTTGAATCCATAACAATATACGCTTCATAGTATAGTTGGTATTACTTTAATCTGTTTTACACATTCAAATGTAATATGTAGTATAATATAGTTCTATGTGATGTCACGAACATTTTATATGCATGTATTCTATAAAAGTATTTTTATATTCTATACTAATAGTATGATTTTATTTATAATTTTCTTTTGAAAAACCTATTACCGCACACGCAATTCTTTTACCTGCGTTCCCTGTTTTTAAACTTTCGGCATTATTACCTTTTCCACAATCATCTTCATCTTCATGAATAATCAATCCCCTGCCAATAATATTACACTTAGTTCATGTAAGTTTAATAACGTTATCATAAAAAGTATATTTTGTCTGTCCTTTGTGATTGGTATGTATGTTACCTAAATCACCAACGTGTCTTTTCCTCATACCAGGACATCCATGTGTATTTCCATATGGATTAAAATGAGCACACATACTATTGCATTTATCCGTTAAATCACCTGCTTCATGTATGTGAAAATCGTGCAAATAATTCGGGATTAATCCAGTAAGATTTAAATCTATTTTTACCCTATTGTTAATTAGATCTTCGCTAAATTTAACATATCCTTTGATATCATCATTAAACACCGCAATAGCATATACCCGCTTATCTGTCATCGTTCTACATAAATAATATATAATTATAACCGACCTTATAACTCAATACACGCTATCATAAGATTATCGTTTCGCGCACATATTCTGGTAGCGCATACGGTCTTATGTGGGTCGTTCCTATCCATGTAATATGTAAGGGAACTTCCGAGGATAGAGGTGCTTTGGAGGTCCATCTCTCCCTATTCAACACCTCCACCATTTTTCGCAACCGATTCACTATTCCGCCGGCATTTCTAGGTGGACAGTGTTTCACCGCCCATTCAAATTGAAGAGCCTGAATTTTATTGAATCCGGATATCAAACACACGTGTTGCCAACCAGGTCCTTTGCTTGTGGTATATTTCGCTCCTCCCTTTAATTCACTATTGTGTTGTCGAAGTCTGCGTTCTGGATAAGGACTAACTCCTGCATAAGTTAAACCATCGTTTGCGATAATATAGAATTGCCATTCTTTGTCATTCATTAATATTATAGTCTGATATACAATATTGTACCATATAACTTATAATCCTTTTTACCATTATTTATAATAAATAAATAATGTTCCATTATTTATATAAGATGAACCATATTAATGTAACTACTATTCTAAGTTTGATAATATTATGGATATTAGTAGCATTACTGGATATATTTGTTGCCGAAAATATAGATGATACAGAAGCAAACAAAAATACTTTGCCTGATATTATTCATAATAATATAAACATTTGGCCCAAAACAGAACGATTACCGTCGGTATTGGTAATATCATCATTCATTTATTGTTTATTACGGTTAGTATCCATAAATACCAATTTGATAGCGTTATTACTTTTAACTTCAATAATATTAAGGTTATGTAGAATTTTAGTGTATAGTAGCACATTAACCCCGTCCGCAATGGCAAAAGAATACAATCATTGTAAAACACATTTATTAAAATACATAGGTATATCATTTAATAAAGAAAAAGATACATGCGCGGATAATATGTTTTCAGGACATACATTATTGTTATCTGTACCAATAGTTATATTGGTGATCTTTTCAAATTATTTGTATGAAAAGATTGGATTAATATTATATCTATTCGTCACCAGTTTTTTAATAATAAACTCAAGAATGCATTATACTTCAGATGTAATAATAGCAAATCTGTTAGCGATTGGGTTTGTAAACGTATTTATAAATTTGTTTCATAAATATAAATATTTATAATATGTATTTATAACTATGTCTGGTTCTGATATTGGAAGTCCACAAAGTGCATACAACGGAACATGTTTCATTCCTCTTCTCTTGCGTTGGTTATAGCATGATTTAGTGATCGATTTAAACACAAATTGACCTCATTATTGGTGCAAGTACTTGCATTTTTAATTTTTTGTCTTTCTATTTATATTGGGTATAATACCGACTACGATTTTAGATTTTATTTAAATAAAGTAAAGGATAAAACACCTAGCTATGTCCCTATCGACAACTGGTATAATATGTCATATCACGTATATATATACATTTTTAATTTCTATATTAGGAGGTTTATTTTTTATACGGAAAATCGTGTAATCATCTTCTTGTTCTTTTATTGCGTTTAACGCGCTGTTTGGTTTTTTTTTGGTATATTTTCTTTTTTTGCTTTTTGGTTTTGTGTATTTTCCTTTTGTGCTTTCTGCTTTTGCGTTTTCGTCCTCCGACAACGGGCACTTGTGCAGTGGTACCAGTAAACAGTCCTGCTACAGCATATTTTTTTGAGGTAAGATACCCTGCGATTACATCTGGTCGTATGTTGCTTCCTGGTCTAGGAAACAACAACATCAATAACGCACGCATTCCGGAAGGCCTATCGTTCGACAACTGCAACCGTAGTCCGTCTGGACGTTCAATTTGCTGCCCTCTAGCGATAGGGTCACCAAGATACCCACCATTTACAGTAACACCATTTATTTCTTGTAAATAATCTCCAAGACCTTTTACAAATGATGTTTCTAGCATGTCTCGTCGCATGCGAATGGGGTTTGTTTCCGCTAGTAGTGCATCTGCTGGTGGGACGCCAGTATATGTAGTTTTAATATCTGCAAGATGATCACCAACCGCTGGTTCATTATCAAGACTAAAGTAATCAATAAGATTTTCATAACCACTTCTTTTTAAATGACCGGTAAAACCACTATTTATATGATCGAATACTTTCTTCAAACAAGTTTTCGCGTCTAATGGGTTATCTTGACCTGCAGTAAGTTTACCAAGTTGAACTGTAATTGGTCGACCACCATCATCAGGAACAATCTGAGTCCCAGGCCAACCTTCTGCATCAGCAGGAATCCCTTTACGTATAATTAGTCCCTCACCTCCACCAATCGCACCAATCTGTAAAGAGGCATAAATATTAGCAGTAGTAGGTACTTGTCCCTGTCCCTGTGGTTCTGGTTCTACTCTAACGCGATATGCCATTTGCTGAGCTCCACCTTCGGCTCTGTTAATCAATACGTCCATCGTACCATATTCCACACCATCTTTCTGGGAAGATTGTATTGTACCACACTGGGGCATATTGTCCATTATAGAGGATATCGGACAAAAATATTCTAAATCACCAATTTCTGTTTTTGCATTTACACTATTTGATATAAATAATCGTGAAATATTAGCACCGTTGTTTATATTAGGGTTGAGTAATCTATTTAGTGCCGGTTGGAGTTGATCTTCTTGCCATGTAGATTTTAGTTCCTCAAACATATTTGAGGAAACTGCCTTTTTTCCTTTTTTGTGCATTTCACTAAACTTGGCAGTATAACCACCTGAAAGCTGCGGAGATGTTATGTATTTTATCATACCGTTATATAAATGATCGTCACTCGGTCCAAAACTCAAAGAATCCAGTCTTGTGCTCTTTCCTGCTTTTTTTTCTAATATTTTATCTATAAGCTTATTCTCTATGTTTAATAATGGACTATCATCACTAGGTATTAGTTTACGAACGGATTGTAATATACATCCCAAAGCATAGCCAGTTGCAGCTTTTTCTTCAGCATTCAATCCTTGCTTACTGCTTTCTATTCTTAACAATACTTTATATGAAAATTCCGCACTTTGAGAACAGCAACGTCCAAGCACTTGAAAAAAATTATATATATAGTCCTTATTGAATTCATCAATATTGATTGTGGTACTACCGTAACGATATGATTCTGGTTGGTGTTGGGGTGCAAGTAGACTTATCAAATCTACAGTTTGCAACATAATTGTGAACCCTTCTTGAAAATTTAAAACTGAATGGTAATTTTCATAACGTAGTTTTTGAAGAGTATTACGGTCAATTAATGTTTTAAAACTCGTTGTACCCAAATTTAACCACTCTGCTAGCTTGCGAATCAATTTGAACAACATTATTTTTTTATTTAGATCAGATATAGCACCAGGATCACTAGTATAAAAAAACTTAAAAAAATTAATCAACCCTAAATATGTATTTTTTAATGTCCTTGTATCAATAGTATCAATAGTGTCAATAGTATTCATATCATCAACGGGCGCACGTTCGGCTTGGTTGGTGTAAGAGTGTAGACTGCCAGGATAAGGATCTTGTGCTGCGGGTTGAACGTTTGATTTCGGCTTAGGCGGTCCGAGTTTATACGGGGTATTAATATATTGGTTGCGTATATTTTCTTTATCTTCTTCTTGTGTTGCAGCAACATAAGAAATTATTAGTGTAAACAAGTAGAGAACATCATAATTACTATATTTCAATTGTTTAAGAGTATGTATATTGTTAACTCCTTGGGTAACAGCATCGGTAACTCCTTGGGTAACAGCACCGTTAGTTGCTTCTGTAAATGCAAGAGTATTATCACGCAGGTTTAAACATTCTATCTGTATTGACGATGCAATATCTACATCTAATATGTATGTTTGGTCATTAACAAAACGATACAAATGATTAATATTGAAAGTAGGATCTGTATTGCAATATTCATTTCTTAATTCTTGTTTTACGGTATCTGATATGGGGATATTCGTCATAACCCAAGTATAAACGTTCTTGTTAAAAATAGCGTTTTTTGCTCTCACACTCTCAGGGATGCCCGTTACGAATGCTTGTTTATATGAGGATACTAAATGATCTACCGGAAAAATGTTATCACCAGACGGTTTGCCTCCACCGTGGCCGCCACCCCGATTTCCGGCTCCCGGCGGATTAGGATCTCTCGTCGGATAAATAGATGTCAGCACATTATGTAAATTATTACAGTCCAACGATTTTAATAAACATTTAACATATAACAAATATTCTCTATTCGTAATAGGATCGGGATTACCAATAAACGCAAGAATCTTTGGTTCTGGTATATTGGGTACCACACGCCGGACATGTGGTACAACCTCACTAAATAGTTTGGTGTAATCAGGATCTTCTTCTCCCGCTCTGGTATATGGATCCAGTATTCTATTTATATAATTCTCAATTCCTTGGTACCCAAATAAAGACTCAAATAAATCATTAATTATTCCCACGTTATCTTCACACATTTCTTTAATTACATACAAATTTGCGGAGAGATATTTATAAAAATGTTCATTAACACCATCAGATAGTGGAATAACATAATTTAATAGGGTTTCTATCATTGTGTCTTTTTCTTGATAATGTATTATTGAGGCGAGTAGGTCCTGCTGGTTGGTCAACAATCTTGCTTGGGGCAAAATTTCACCAGTATCATGATTATATCCAATATTTTTTAATATTTTATCAATAATTACATCAGCCACCAGATAAGATGCATCTCGTCGTCCTAGTGCATCTATTGCTGCTTGGAGTGCTGCAGTCATAGCTTGTGTCTGTGCTGCAGTCATAGCTTGTGTCTGTGCTGCAGTCATGAAGATATTATAGTAGCCAATAATCGATTGGTTGGCACTTAAATCATTTACTTTATCGCTCATTAATTTTTCTCTCGATATATCTCTTCCGTCCACAGCATTCAATTTAAGTAACGTCACCGTATTGATATATTTGTTTATAATAGAAAAAGTATTCTTTGGATAATGATTATATACTCTGATTATATTGTTTAGATAATCTTTAGGATTATTAATGCCAGCAGGATCTTGTAATGGAGGTTGTAATGGAGGCATAGTTTCAATTCCGTCGCGACGGAATTGTTGTGCACCATCATTATCACTGTGAAATGTTTCCTTTTCAAAATGTCGATAAGGATATAGATTGTCTCCACCCGTACGTATATGTTCACTGTCGAACATACAACACATATATACTTGACCATGAGGATCTTGAGGTTGATAATTATAACGATGTAATTTACTATTTATATTTGTGTCGATTAGTATATTGTATATCTCTGTATACGCCATTTTAGCATTATTGTAAATGTAGTTCATCTCGATTTTTGTAACCGTATTATATCGCCTCTCATCAACGGTCGCAGCTTTATTTTTCTTCCGGCTATCTTTTAACTGGGTTTGACGTGTGACTTCTTGTTGTCTTTGTTCTTTTTCTGCTTGTGCTGCTGTTGGTGCCCCTGCTACTCCTTCTTCTGCTGCTGTTGGTGCCCCTGCTACTCCTACTTCTGCTGCTGTTGGTGCTCGTGTGTCTGCTTGTGCTGTTCCTTGTTGTGAACCTGTATATTCAGATTCTTGTGACATCGATACAAATCCTTCTGCTCCTTGAGATGCATCTGGATCGTAATCTTGATCGTAATCCTCACTACCGTCTTCCATCCCGCCGTGTTGTCCTTTGTCGGTTGGACCGCCACCCGTGATAAACCCCGGAGGTAATATTGTGCGATTCATATAATCACGTGTGAGTATAAGACGCAGCATATCGACAAAGTCGTGTAATGCTGAATCGTGTGAAAACATATTCGAAAGAAAAAATTTCATTTTTTCTTGAGAAAGATTTATAGTGGGCACAGGCATTTATAATAACTACAGTTAATAATATTCAAGATTTAAATGTATATATATAAAGATTTCATACTATTCTCTATAGTTAGAGTATGGTACATTTAAGCACCAAAAAGCACGAAAAAAACACCGCCCAATATAGTTGTGAAAAATGTTCCTATAGCACGTCTCATAAAGGGATGTGGAACAGACATATTGAGACGAAGAAGCACAAAGATACACAAATGGTACATAATTCTGAAGAAAAACACCAGACGGGAAAGAGATGGGAATGTGAATGTGGATTGAGTTATAAGTACCACAGTGGATATTATAGACATAAATCTACATGTAAGCATTCTTCTATGAATGAAAAAAAAGAAGAATGGACGGAGAGAGAAATAGAAATGATGAAGATGTTTGGAAGCGTGATTGAAATTGCAAATCATAAACTAACTACAAATTTAGTAGATACTTTAAAGGAGACATTTGCTACGAATGGTAGTGTAACTTGTAATGGGTCGAATAATGTTATTAACAATCAAAAGGTATTTAACGTAAATGTATTTTTGCATGAACAGTGTGCGAATGCGATGTCTATTCAAGAGTTTGCAAAGAATTTGCAACTAACGATGGATGATTTTGATAAAAGTAAAACGGAATGTATTACAAACGTAGTATTAAACAATTTAAAACCCATGTCTTTAACAGAACGCCCCTTTCATTGTACTAATATTTCTAATGCTGAATGGTATATAAATGATAGAGAGAAAGGCTGGGGGTTGGAGGATGGTAAACGTGTAATTGATACTACAGAACACGCAATCAGTCAAAAATGGCCAACAGAGTTTAACAAAATGCATCCAGGATGGAGTAATAATGAACGACATCAAGAGAGATATGTAAGGTGTGCTGGATTAGCATCTTCAAAGATGAATGACAGAGAAGAAGGGAAAGTTTTACAAGAAATTAGCCTAAGCGCAAACTTAGAAAGTCTAACATAGAAACTTATGACGAATTTTCTCTCAACATATCTTCTACTAGACCGGATAGATTAAATATGTCTTGGTGTATTGTTCCTACCTTTGGTGGTACAAAACCTTCATCGAATATAATACACACCTCGTGATCAAACCAAGGTTCTTCATGTTCAGGGTCATTTAATTCTATTTTGCCGATATTTGGGATATCGTATATATTAGATTTTCTGGTAGGATGGATTATTTTAAATTGGTATGTTTGATATGGAAAAAATAAAAGTTTATGGTCTATCATGTGTCCGTTCAATCTATTATCCCAAAAATATTTGGTTAGAATATTATTAGTATAAACATATTCAGACACATAATAGTAGCTAGGTATATCATATGGAATATGTGACAATCCTATTATCGTGTTCGTTTTGATAGGAATCAACGTATTACTAGTTATAAAATAATTGTACCCCTGTAAAGATAAATGTGGTATCCGAATTGTATGAGAATAATCACCCATATATGATTTCGTTAGTACGTTCATTTGTATATTGATAATAATATGATTAAAATATACAAATATCTTCTATTGTCGGTGTTTTTTTCGATATCGTCTTGTGTGTTTGCGTTTATTTCCTCTCTTCTTTCTAGAGCGTGTGTTTTTATTGCCTCCACCGTATTCTGGTTCTGGGTCTGGTTCTGGTTCTAGTTGCAATACACCATCTGGGCCTTGTTCTGCTGACCTTGATTCTAATCCTCTATTAGAAAAAAGGTATGATACCTCTTGAAAAGGGTTATATAGTGGGACATATGATCGATACAGATCTTCATTTATATCTTGTAATGCTGCGAACAAATCATCTACACTTGCATTAGGACCGAGATTTCCGGATGTGTGAATACGTTGTGTAATGGAGTCTACAAATTGTTGCATAGGAGAACCTTCCGCAAATGCTTTTTTAAATAAATTTCTTAGGCCATTAATTTGTTCTATTAGTTCGTCAATTTGTTTAGATTGTTTTGATATTTGAGTGTCTTTTCTGTCAATTTGTTCTGATTGTTTAGATATTTGCGTGTCTTTTCTCTCAATTTGTTCGTCTTTTCTCTCAATTTGTCTTGTCAACATTTTTATCATATCATCATTTTCACTAGATTTGGGGAAATCTTTTGCTTTTTCATCTGCAGTTTTTACACCGTTGGATGACATAAACATATCTATCGTGATACCTGCCCCTAGAAGTGTGGTAACAAATGCGGTAAAACAAAATACAGTAATATTTTCACCAAAAGCATCTACATTAGCAGAACAGTTTTCACCAGCACGTGCTGGATATTCACCTGAAATATATCCAGCATCTCTATAATCCTGACACGCTAATGGTCGTTCTTGTCCTTCTCCTAAATGAACGTATGTAACATAAATAGTTTCAATAACGGTGCGAAGGAATTCAGGTTTATAAAGTTCCCCTTGTTCTAATAAATCCGTAAAAAAATATTTAACAACTGTTTCTATATTTGGAATATCTCCATATTTACTTGCGAAGCATACAGCAGTAATAGCGGTAAAATACATTAGAACCATATATCGGATACCACCACCTCCGCCTTTGAGAGATTTAGTCCCTCCACGTTGTCTTAGTAGTTTTTTAACATTAATAGCAGCCCCACCCATTATAGATTTTTGTCTAGGGGTTAAGTTTATGTTATGTGACGGCATGCCAGTATAAAATATATAAAGATTTTATATGCATAATTTACGATGTATTAAGAATTCACCAAGCGAATTTAGAGTAAATACAAAAAGCTTACGATAAAAGGTAAGAAATATACTCAACAACAGAAAAGTTTACACCAAACATTTTCACCAAGAGAGAAATCACCAAGCGAAATTAGAGTAAATACAAAAAGCTTACGATAAAAGGTAAGAAATATACTCAACAACAGAAAGGGTTACACCAAACATTTTCACCAAGAGAGAAATCACCAAGCGAAATTAGAGTAAATACAAAAAGCTTACGATAAAAGGTAAGAAATATACTCAACAACAGA